TCAGTTGCCGCTGCTCTGGGTGAAGCCGACGGTGACGTGGGTCTTGCTGTCCGCCGCCTCGGCCGAAACCGTCACCGCGGCCTGCGGATCGGGCCGCTGCATGATCAATGAGGCCGTGGCGCCGTCGTCGTTCGAGCCCGATGCATTCGTCAGCACCGTGAAACCCAGGCCGCTGAGCTTTTTCTCGTAAAACTCCGCGACCACGTTGGGCGCGTCGGTCGTGGAAAACGTGTAACTGCCGATCGAGAGGGCTCCGAAACTGTTGATCGAGGCCTCCATCGTCTGCCCGCCCCGATAGGTCGGAACAAAACTCGGGAATTTCTTCAGCGTGGCCGCCTGCGCCGCCGCGCGCGCCGGACTGACGGTGGCCGCGGCGGGCGACGACGAACGCGCAGCCGGCGCGTCCTCCTCGTCCGACTCCGCCGCCGGAGTTGTCGCAGCGGCGGAGGCGCGTGCGCCCTGTATCCCGCGCGCAAACCGTTCCATGGCCTGCGTCGCCTTCTCGGTCGAGAGATCGTTCAGATCGAGGGTGACCGTTTCGCCGGTCTTTTTGTTGCGCAGCGTGATGGTGTCGGCCGCCTTGTCCTTGGACACCACCTCGATGCCGGGATGCACGGCCGCCGCGAGCGAAAGGGCCGTGAGCTCGGGATGCTGCGACGCATCGGCGCCGTAGGCTTTCGCTTTCCTGGCCACCACCACGGTGCAGGTCGCGACGCATCCGCCGATGAGCAGGAGAAGACCGCCGATCACGCAAAGTACGATGATCACCGTCCGGTTGCCGCCCTTGGCGGAAGGCGGCGGTGGTGGTGGTGGTGGTGGAACGGGAGGAGGAGGCGGCGGCGGGACGGCCGGCGGAGGAGGCGGGGGCGGAGGGGGCGCGTCCATGGGAAACGGATACGGAGGGCGACCCGGTTATTTCAGCAACGTCAGCCGATGGCCGATCAGCGGAAGCGGTTTGCAGAGCCCGTTGGCCGCATTGATGATCCCGATGATGGCCAGCGCCAGGATGCCGACGATCAAACCGACATGGAGCAGGATCATCAGGAACCAGCCCAGCACGGGGATGAAAATGAGAATCATGTCGAGGATGATGGTGGCGACCCACGCCGCAATGGCCCCGAGGAAGAGGACGAGCCCCTGGTTGCAGTGATACCGCGCGAACGGAGAATCCTTCGCCGCGAGCAACGGCACGAGCCAGAGAATGCCGATATAGGCGAGGACGCCGAAGACCTTGTTCTTTTCCACGTCAGTGGGATCGGGCGTGACTTCGCCGGGACCCGCGGACGCGGCGGAGGTCGCGACCGCCGTCACGGGAGCCGCCGGGGCGGGAGGCACGACATCGGCAAACTCGCTCAAGGTCGACGCGGCAACCCAGGAAGGCAGGCCATCGCGCCAGACCAGCGTGTCCGCCTTGATCGTGCCGCCGGTAATGAGGCTCTTGAGTTCCTCGGTTGTTGCCGGCCCGGTCTGGGCGCCGTCTTTCATGTAATGCCACGCAGTGCTCATCGGGTTTTACTCCAGCTAACGATTGTTGGGGGGCAGGGATCATGCCGGCCAACGAGGGCGCGGCCCAGCGTCTGTTGGCTAACATCCACCCCGGCAGTGTCAACGGCGGAGGAGCACACCACCCTTCCCCGGGCACATCTCAGTTTTTGTTTGATGTAGGGCCGTCGCTTGCGACGTGCCGGGTTGAGCGCCGCAGCAGGCACGCCGCAAGCGGCGGCCCTACAAGGACGAAACAGGCCATGACCAAAAAACTGAGATGCGCCCCCCTTCCCGGTGAGTCAGAGGCCTCCCGCCGGCCATGCCCCCCGCGGCTGGATGATCACCGGCTCGGATTTGGCCTCCAACCGAAAGACCGATGCGCCGAGGGAAAAACGCCGCAAACGGTACGCCTGGAGCGATTGCGGTGGTGCCCGGGAGCGGGATCATTATCCCCCGTAATCCATCAGTCGTCGTAAATTTTGGACGTATTTTGGACGCGGATACCTGCAAAAATCTTCTGTTTCAAGTCTCTGCGGTTTAGTGTCTTACAATTAGTGTGTGATTTTATTGTTGTTGTCACACACTCATTCTTTCAACGTTCGGATGTTCCCGGGCGTCGCGGAATTCCCGTTCCGAGCCGCCCCCAGTCAAAACCACAACCCATCCTACCAATGACAATCGATCAAGTCCGCGCTTACGCGCCGGCGGCTTTCGCCCCGGTCGCTGCGCCCGAAATGAGCGCCCGCTACGCCCACGTCACCACAGCCACTGTGATTGACGCCCTGCTGCAAGACGGCTGGACCGTCACCAACGCCAACCAACGGAGGTCCCGGAATCCGGAGCGCCGGGTTCACGGAGCCCACCGCATTGCGCTGACGCACCCCGACCTGCCCGACCACCCGGAGGGGCGTCCGCAAATGTTCATCGGCAACGCCGGCAACGGCGAGAGCGCCTTTCGCCAAATCGGCGGTTTCCTCCGGGCCGCTTGCCTGAACCAGCTCTACACCGGCCTGCGCGTTGTCGGCGGCGTGTTCCACCACCGCGGTGCGGACCTCGAAGACCGTATCGTCGCCGGTGCCCGGGACCTCCGGAAGAATTTCGACAAGGTCCTCAGTGTCGTCGATTTCTGGCGCGAGCTGCGGCTGTCGGATCAGCAGGAGCAGGAATTCTTTCGCGCCGCCGTAGCCTTCCGCTGGCCTTCCGGGGTCGTGGTCGATACTCGCGGGGCGCTGAATCCGCGCCGCGTGACGGATGTGCAGCCCCGGACGCTCTGGTCGGTGTTCAACCGGAGCCAAGAGGCCCTGGTCCGCGGGCACTTTCAGGCCCAGTTTGTCCAGCGCGATGAAGACGGCCGGGAAATCGGCCAGCGGTGGCACACCGTCCGACGGACTACTTCCCTCACGGCGGCGCACCGGATCAACACCGGTCTTTGGAATCTCGCGGAGGAGTACGAAACCCTCCTCCGCGCGTAGTGGTGAACTGTGGTTAAAACCGGGGCGGCGCGTGTCTGTGCGCGCCGCCCCTTTAGGCCCGCCATGAACCAACTGCTCATCAACAAAGCCCACGTGCGTAAGTACGCCCTGGATACGCTGGCGACCCACCGTCCGGCGCTCCGGAATAAGCTGACCCGGGTTTCCGAAGAGTTCTTCACCCGGATCGATGCCCACCTCCGCGAACACGTCTCCCAACAAATCAACTCCCTCCCCTCAGTCGGTAAAACCATCAAATAACTATAAGCCATGTGTGACTTCCACTCCATCATCGTGCGCCGCGACGGCGCGATCTTTCACATCCCCGAAAATTCCCACTCCGGTGCCGTTGCCGCTTCAGGCTGGCGCGAGAATCAGCCGCACCTCGGCCAATTTTTCCACGAGGCAGAGTGGGACGGGGACGGCGAGTTCCCGGGTGTCGATCGCATCACCCGCGGTGCCGACACCCTCAACGAGAAACAGCGTCGGGTGATCGAGACGCACTATGCCGCGCTGGCGAAGCTGTTGCAGTCCCCCGCCGACCACGCGGAGCGGATGCTCTTCGAGGCCGGCATCTTCGCCGGCGAGGAATACGCCGACATCCGCTGGCGCGTGCTGATCCATCCGGACTGCCCGAAGCGGGTCGCCGACAAGCTCGTGGTGCGGTCGCTGCACACGAATGGTGAGGCCATCAAGTCTCTCGATCCGCGGGTCGTGGAGGTGTCGGGGGACCTGGTCATTGCGTCGGGGTATGAAGTCTTCTCTCCGGCCCTGACCACGGTCGGCGGCAACCTCGGCGTGTACGGCACCGCGAAGCTCGACGCCCTGACCACGGTCGGCGGCTACCTCGGCGTGTCCGGCACCGCGAAGCTCGACGCCCCTGTCCTCACGAAGGTCGGCGGCAACCTCGGCGTGTACGGCACCGCGAAGCTCGACGCCCTGACCACGGTCGGCGGCAGCCTCGACGTGTACGGCACCGCGAAGCTCGACGCCCCTGTCCTCACGAAGGTCGGCGGCTACCTCGGCGTGTACGGCACCGCGAAGCTCGACGCCCCTGTCCTCACGAAGGTCGGCGGCAGCCTCGACGTGTACGGCACCGCGAAGCTCGACGCCCCTGTCCTCACGAAGGTCGGCGGCTACCTCGACGTGTCCGGCACCGCGAAGCTCGACGCCCTGACCACGGTCGGCGGCTACCTCGGCGTGTACGGCACCGCGAAGCTCGACGCCCCTGTCCTCACGAAGGTCGGCGGCAACCTCGACGTGTCCGGCACCGCGAAGCTCGACGCCCTGACCACGGTCGGCGGCAACCTCGACGTGTCCGGCACCGCGAAGCTCGACGCCCTGACCACGGTCGGCGGCTACCTCGGCGTGTACGGCACCGCGAAGCTCGACGCCCCTGTCCTCACGAAGGTCGGCGGCTACCTCGACGTGTCCGGCACCGCGAAGCTCGACGCCCCTGTCCTCACGAAGGTCGGCGGCTACCTCGACGTGTCCGGCACCGCGAAGCTCGACGCCCCCAAGCTCAAACGGAAGTAACCACAACCCGAGACTGGGCAACCTGCGTCAGTGGTGGCCCCCTTTTTATGCCTCTCCCGAAAACTGAAATCGAACGGCTCGCGACTGCTTTCCGAAGCGCGCCAGCCTCCCCGAGTCACAATCACGCCGATGTGTGGAATGCTATTGAAGAAGTGGGAGGACGCGCCGCGATCCTCTACGGGATGTTCCTAGCAACGCCGTTCCGCCATCGGTGGAAGAAGCGCGATCTTGGCCTTGACGTAGCGAGCGCACTCGATGCGGCGGCAAATGAAAGAGAGCGCCGCGATTGACCATATGAAAACATATATCGACCGCGCGCTCTGTGCCGTCGCTTCTCTCCTCCTTTCTTTTCTTATCGCTTATATAACCTATGGAACCCTCGACCCAATCGCCCAGTGACACCGACCCGGTAGTCCAAAAGATCAACGGCATGACCATGCACACCATATACTGCGCAGGATACCAGCACCCGGCCGGGTTCGTCGTTCAGGCCCTCGCCGATGACGGAAACGGACTCGCCCAACACCTGTGCTCGTCGCCGATCTTCGCCCGTCACGACATCGGCATGGATGGATCGACGTTGAAGCACGAGCACTACGACAAACATTTCGGTGCCGGAAACTGGCAGCTCGAATGGGTGGACGATCCCGCAAATCACCCTGGGTGGCAGGCTGCTCTGACCCTCAATCGGCGGATTAATCCCGAGACTTCGGACTAGTCCCGTAGCGGTCGATGTAAGTCATCGTCTCGGGCATCTTGGAGAATCCGTCGAGTCCGGGGTCCTCTTCTGCCCTGCGCCGATCGTTCGCCGCGATTCGGCGGCTGGTGTATTGGGCGACACGACCGAGGACAAAGAGCCCGAGGAGTATCCAGAGAAAAATCATGGGGCCTCACCGTTGCCGGACTTCGACCGTCGCATCGGGCCGCTCTTCCCAGTTGATTGTTCGCATCCCGCCACCTGCGGTAGTGCCTCGGGACTTGTAGCTCGTTATCCCAATAACTTTTCCGTCGTAGAACCAGATGACCCGGTGGTCGTTGTATCCGAAGCCCGCGCCGGTTTGCCCGTACTGCCACGCTTCATCCTTCCCGCGGAACTGACGGTCGTCCGGAGGCCCCATCACCGCCAGCACCTGCGCCGGCGTATCCCCGCGGTTGATACGCATCGTTTCTTTTGAGAGGTTCGTACACCCGGTGACGGCGAGAACACAGGCGGTTAGGAGGAGAAATAGTGGAGTCTTCACGGCTGGATGCAATTAGTCTGACTCTCCCAACCCCCACGTCAACCCTTGAACTATGACACATTGTTGTGTGATTGGTATTGAAGTGTCTTACACCGATACGCACACTGGCCCCGATAACGCGGTTCCCGCCGCACACTCACAACCACAACCCATCCTACCATGTACGCTCTCAATGTCATCGTGGCCCTGAACGAAACCGCCGCCCGCGCCCCGAAGCGCGAGACGGAAACGACCCGTCACTGCTCGTATGCCGGCGACGCCACCAAAGGCATCGTCCTCCACTCCGCCCGCCGGCGATCGACGGCGTGGCTCACGCCCCGCAAGGCCAAGCTCTTCCTCGCCGAATATCTCGGCACGAACGCCGCCGAAAAGCGGGATGAGCTGATCGAGTCGTACTTCGACTCATCTCCAGGCAAGGGACTGAACCCCAAGCACCGGAACGGGAAACGCTCCTGAACTTCAATCCCCCGCCGGTTTTTCCCGGCGGGGGATTTTTGTGACGACGCCTCCGCTTTTGATGATGAGGAAGGCTTTGGGACCATCGACTTCCTCAACCCTTAGTGGTGCCACTCCCATCGCCCGCATCCTTGCCGCCCACTCCTCCCAGCTCTCGGAGGATTCGCCGGAACTCTGCGGCCCCGGCCTCCCGGTCGGTGTCGTTCCCGATAAATTCTCCCCGGGCGCGGGTGGCTTTGACGGCCGGCGCAAGCGGTCCTCGGATGACATCCATGACCTGCTTGTGCAACGAGCTGTCTAGGTCAACGACAAACGCAGAGACCCCGGAACCCCGGCGCACGAGCGTCCGGAACGTGATCCCGGCGCGCGATAGCTCCTCACGCACCTGCTCGATCGTCGCCCGCGGGAAGTTCAGCTCATAGATCGTCGCCGGCCCGTTGTTGTCGCGGACGGCATACAGGACGGCCTTCTGCTGGCCTTCGAGACCGAGTTGGGCGGACACTTTCTTGACAGTGTCCGTGTCCACGGGGTGGTCGTAGGCAATCGTCAGCGCATTCTCCGCACCGTCCACCCAATCACCGATGGCGTCGGCGACAATGGCCCCCTTGGCGACGGATCGGGCCTTGGTGGCGAACTTCCGGTGGGCGTCCTCGGCGACGGCCTTGGTGGCACCCGGGAAGTCGAGGTTCCCGGTGTTCGGCGACACGAAGATAAAAGCTTCCGGTGCGGACGTACCCGTGATCATGGGGTCCGTTTTGGCCGAAGCCCCGGGTTCCGGGGAGCCTTCGTTTGTGTGATTATCCTCTTCCGGCCTGTATCGAATATCTGGATTCTTCGGGTCGAAGGTGCCCCGGTTGCCCGTCGCAGACTTAACCTGCTCCGGGTCGAAGACGAGCCACGCGTCGTGAGGTTCGTTCGTATCGGGGGAAGCGTCGGTGAAGTGGACGCTGTCGTACCCGCTCTCGGCAATCGCCTTCCGCACCTCTGACGAGTCCAGCGCCTGGAAGAGGCTGAAAACTTTATCGGTGGCGTCCATTACTTTAACGGCGGGGACGGTGTTGCGAAGTTCCTCCATCGAACGAACGGTGAGTGGGTGCTGCGCCTGAATGAACACCGGGTAAATTGCCGATCGGGGTAAAGTGCCGCCGCCAAGGTATGAGCCGCCGTAGGCCGCCGCGACCTCGGGGTCCGGTGTAAAATAGGAGTGGCGTTTGAACTGATCGAAGTTGCCGAGGGTCCCGTGGTAAAGGACGAGAGGGAGTCCGTTGTCGTCCACCGCTTTTGAATCGCCGAACCACTTCTTGAATTCGGGAGACTCGATCTGCTTTGCCACGGACGGGCGCAACTGCGGCCCCGTGTCGTCCGAGTCAGACCAGAGAACTCGACGGTCTTCGCCGGTGTCGAGGACCAGCCGGGCCTTCCCATTCTCGATGGCGATGTTTTTCAGCTCCGCAACCTGCTTCGCGGACGGGAAACCCGATTCGGTGTGCGCATAAAGCTCGTCCCCCGCGTTGGTGACACGCACCCAGCCGCGTCTCCACGCGAGTTCAGTTGCTCCGCTCGCCGTCGGCGTCCCGAACCGCCTTTGGGCATCGACGCCGTGATTTTTATCTACCGGGAAAGTTTTCCCGCTCGGGTCCATCCAAGAGTAGGTTGTGTCGGGGCGCAACTGCGCGCGTAGTTCCTCTGGCAACACAAACGCGCGCTGATCGGCGAACGGGCGGTCCTGCGGAGCGACGAAGCCGGGCTCGCCTTTCTGGGCGACCTTTCCCCCGGCATCCCGGAGGTGGGGGCCGAAGTTCACCCAAGCGTTTTGCGCCAGGGTCTCTGCGGCGAGGGCACCCTGGGCCTCCGGGCTAAACATCCGGGAGTGCGACTTCCAGGCGTTGAATTCGCCCCGTGGGCCGAACTGGAAGCCCTGCTGCGTGTGCCCGAAGTAGTCGTGGACGGCCCGGAACAGGTCGTTGTTCAGCAGCTCGCGCCCACCGATCTTGATCCCGCTGGGATCGAGCATCGGGTGTTTGGATACGCCGTCTCCGGACCCGAAATTCCGATCGGTCAGGAGGAAGAACAGATGCCGGTTGTCGCGCACGTCCTTCATCATGTCGGCGCTCGACTTGTAGGGTTCGCCATCGCCGGTGAAGGGCTCGATCTTGATCCCGGCCTCCACCATCGCGTCGTACTGGGCTTTGGTCTCCCGGATGAGCGCGGCGTAAGAGTCCCGGACTTCCGGAGAATCGGGATCGTGTTTGGCCTCGGTATCGAAATAGTCGGCGATCTTGCGGATGCGGCCCTCCGGCAGAGCAGAGTAGTCGGAATGGGCATCATAGCTCCGCCCCAGCGTGCGTTCGACATAGTCGCGGGCGACGCGCTGCGTGTCCTCGTTTACGTCGGGCCGGAACTGGGGATCGTCGCCACGTTCGCGGAGCGCCGATTTCACCGCCGGCTTGACTGGGAGCTTTGCTTTTGTCGCGGGCTTCTCGACCTGTCCGACCCGCGCTACTTTCAGGGGTTCAAACAAGACGACCACGTCACGCCGGTCGTCGGTCTTCATCCGATAGCCTACGTAGCCCGCGTCCCGGAGCTTCTGGTCGGCCTTCCAGCGGTTGATCTGGTCCCAGTACCCGGCCGCGTCCTTATTCGCGTCATAGATACGCGCACCGCTCACGCGGGCCGCGTAGATCGACTTGCCGGAACTGTTGATAAGGTCGCGGTCGCCACCCATCGGCGAGCCCTCGACAAAGTAGAAGGAGGAGTCGAGACCACGCCGGTCGTTCGGTGTCGCCGATCCTCGTCCGATGAACTTCGGACTTACTTCTTTGAGCGCCGGCTGCCCCGAGTAGTGGACGAGGATGAGTTCTTTTTCTTTGGTGGCGTGGGCAAGGCGTTTGCCATCTTTTTGAGGTCTTCCCGTGACGGCGTCCGGTCGAAGTTGCACCGTCGCACCTTCTCCGGCCACCAGACCGTCCGCATAAACCACTCCTCGTCCATTTCGCCGTTCATCCCCGGGCATCTGCACGGGGGACGGGGCGGAGTCAACGGCGTTCTCCGGGCCAACCTCGGGCCGCAGGTTCATCGTCGCCCGGCGATACGCCTCCGCGGTGAAAGGGACGGTGCGATCGGCGAGCGGCAGCACGCGGTTCATTCGGTCGAGGCGCAGGCTGGTGATGATCGTCTTCGGCGGGTTCGTCGTCTCAAACAACGGGTTCACGTCGCCCACCTTTTTTACCCGGAGGCCGAGGAGATTGTTGATGAAATTCTTCTTATCGATGGCCCGGTCGCCAAGGCCCGTTTCGCCCGGACGAGAGTGCGCGAGGTTGTCGAGGTAGGTGCGGATGTCGCCGTTCAGTTTGCCGAGTTCGTTGTTCCAGAGTCCCGCGCGCTCCTGAGCCACGGCTTGCGCGGCGTTCTTCTGTAGTGTCTCCAGCGATACGGACTGGACGAGAACATTCTCTCCTTTCGAGATTCGGAATCCGTAGGCCAGGTCGGTGCGCCAACGCCCGGCGAGCGAACGATACTTTGAGCCGAAGCCCTTGCGGGTCGCGGCCTGATAAAAATGGGTCCAAGCGCGCCCGGGTTCGGCTTTGAGTTCCGCGTTGAGCTGGCGCAGGTTATCGAGCTGCACCGGGTTCAGTTTCCCGCGCTGCTCCACCGCGGCCAGCGTCTCGTCAGTCAGATACCGCCCCGAGTAAAAGGTCTGCCCATCAACGATACGCCGCTGCACGGCGTCCGGATCGACCGCCCTGGCGCTCAACGCCTGCGCATCCAGAGCTTCGATGAGCGCCGCCGACGTGGCGCGCAGGTCGCGGTTGATTTCGGCGGAGCCGCGGAGCTGGACTTTGCCGTTGGCATCGTAAACCGGGTTACCGGCGGCGTCCCGGAGGATTTCGCCAGCAGCATCGAAGTACTTCTCGGCGTATCCGGTCTTCCGCGACAGAGCGACTTCGTCGATTTTCAACTGGTCGCCAACCGCCTCGCGGTCTTCCCCGGAACGGCCTTTCACCCGGCCCCGATAGTAGGTGTCGAGGAGCGTGGAAATGGCCTTCGACTTCCGCATGTCGCCGAAGAGCGACGAACGCACCACCCCGCCGTCGCGATCGAAGACGAAGCCGAGGTTGCCGAGGATCGTCTTGAGTGCGGCGTGGTTGAAGAGGAAGTCGTTCCCTTTGAGCGCGGCGTTGTAGTCCTTCGAGTCGAGGTAGCTCAAATGCTGTTCGGCGAAGATTTCGCGGGCGATATAGCTGTCGTCCATGCGCGCCTTCTCGGCCGCCAGCTTTTCCGGCGTCCAGTTTTTCTGAGCCGCGTTGTCGTCGATCTTGTCCAAGTATTTTTGGCGCAGGGCCTCGAACTCCGCATTCATCCGGAAGGTTTTCTTCCCGGCGTCGTCCGTATCCACGATTGGGTTACCTGACTCGTCGCGGGCAACGTAGTTGCCCGGGATACCGGCGTCGGCATCGCCCAAGACCAAGCGATCGACCGTATCGCCGAGGTCCCACTGCTCGACGAAATGGGCCAGCTCGTGGCCGACGACCTCGTGGATGGGGTCTTTCGATGCAAGATTTACGGTGATGAACTCAGGGTCTTCTCGGGCAAACTCGCCGGCAGACCGTCTCGGGTCGTTGATGTAGCGCACCTGCGCGTCCGGGTGCGCTACGAGGTAATTCGCGACCCGATCCTGGTCGGTCCGAGGCAAGCGATCGAAAACCTTAGCCTCATCCGGCCGCGCTTTCAAAATGTCCTTGTACAGCCGAGTCTGCGCCGCGCGCTCGCGCATGATCTGCGCTGGATTCGCGTATCTTCGCCACTGTCCAAACGACCCAACCGCCGCGCCGAAGAAAGCCCCGGCCCCCGCGCCCCGGGCAGCCCCCGCCGCGGGGTCTTCCGGATCGCCGAGCGCCCCGAAGGCCCCGCCAACGGCTCCCGCTGCGGTGGCACCGCGTACGGCCCCCGCGCCGAGCGCTCCCGCGGCCCGCGCCGGTGCGAAGACCGAAGAATCCATGAAGGCCGCGGCTTGCTTGGTGAAGCCGGAAATATCCCGAGCCATCCGGACATTTCTCCAGTATGGAAGTGTCGCCTCGCCTGCGGCAAAAGTCTCACCCAACCGGCGCAAATCGCGCCCACCGACACGGACGAAGGAAGAGGCCCCCAGGAGACCGAGACCCGCGCCTACCGCTGCACCCTGCTCGTCGCCTGCGGCGTAGCCGACCGCCGCGCCCACGGCCGCCGGGGCGGACCGGGCAATGATCTTCTGTGCCGCCTCGCTTTCGGGAGCGATCTTGCGCGCCAGCGCCGCCGGCAATTCGTTGACCGCATCCAGCACGCCCCCGACCCTCTCGGCGATTTCGCCCACGGCCCCGAGGGCCTTGCCGGCGGCGACGCGGCTGCGCGCGGCCTGCGTGAGCTGTTCGAGGCGGGCGGCCTGCCGGGCCTGTTCGGCGGCGACGGTCTGCTCGCCGAGGCCGATTTCGCCACGGAGGGCGGCGATCTTCCCGGCCAGCTCCGCCGTGTCTTTTGCACTCACGAGCAGTTCCGGCTTCCCCAGCACGACCGGAGCGTTTGCCGCCGTCTCCGTCGTCGCTTCGAGCGCCGCCACTTGCCGGCGCAGCCCGGCGACGTGCTCGACCGCCGACCGTAGTTCCCCTGCGAATACGGCCTGCACCGGAGCCCGGGCAACCCGAGCCGCTGCCACCCCGGGCAACCAGTTGGCCGGGTCCATGAGCAGCGCGCCGCCTTCTGTGGCCTCCTGGTTCACCTCCGTCGTGCCGACAATACCTTCAAGGGCTGGGATCGCTGCCGTCACCTCCTTGTGGAAATTCTCCGCCGTCTTGGCGTCATCGTAGTTCTTCACCTCCGCAGCGAATGCTTTCTGGGCGTGAAGCTCGTCGAGCACCGCGGCCGTCGCGTCGTCGGAAAAGAGTTTGGCAACGGCAGTCCCGGCTTTGTCCGCCCACACGGGCAGACTGCGCACCAGCGTAGCCGCGTTGCTGCCGACCTTGGCCGCGGACACAAGGTTCGTATCACGCCCGCGCGCCGAGGACACGAACGGCGCGAGCGGACCCAACAGCGCCTCCATCAGGAGCGTCCGCTGCGGGTGGTCGCGCACGGCCTCCGCGGCCCCGGCAAGGTTCTCGGCTCCGAACTGTGTGAGGTGTTTCGGGATCGAAGTGAGGGCCGCGGCAAAGGTGCCAAGCAGCGACCGGTCGTGCTTCTCAATTTGCGTCTGCCAACGCCACAGCGGGTAGTCGCGGGTTTCGAGCGCGTTCTCCCCGCCGGCAACGCGGTTCGCGAATTCCGAATGGCGGTCGAAGAAATCGCCGGTCCTTTCGGGGTGCTTCTCAATCTCCAGCTGATCGAGCGGCGACAGCCCCTTGTAAACTTCTTTTGGGTCCGGCTTAACAATCGGCTCGGGCTCCGGGGCCGGACTGGCGTCGATTTTCGCGGTCAGCTCTTGTTCGAGCTGGTCGATTTCTTGTTCGGAGAGCCCGGAAAGCTGGGCTTCGAGAGCCGGGTCTTCAGTGAAGGAAGTTTTCTCGGGCGTCATGTCGCCCGAGGTTACCCGGTTTCCCGGTTCCCCGGCTAGGGGGTGCCGGGGTTTCAGCGCCGTTCCCTGCGCTGGCGGATGTAGTCGCGCAAAACCTCCTCGGGGGTTTTCTGCGCCGCGGCTCCGGAGTTGCTGGCATCCCGGAATCCGGAGACATTGTATCCGGCCTTCCCATACGTATCGACAAAGTTCTTATAGCCCAGCTCCAGCTTTTCCGACAAGTCGCTGAGCAGGCGAGCCGCCACTTCCGGGTCCTGCTTCGCGTTCGGCAGAAGCTTCGTGTACCGGTCCACGTCTGTGTCGGTGAGCACGCCGACCTCGCCGAAGACACCCCGGGCGAGGTTGGGCACCGCCGAGGTGATGAGCGCGGTGAGGGCCTGAAAATCGGGGTTCCACGCCGTCGTGAACGCCCCGATACGGCCACCGATCGGACCGGAACGCCAGCTTTCGGCGATCTTATCGAAGGCCGATTTGATCCGGCGAAGGTCGTCCTTGGCTGACTGGATTTGAGACAGGGATTTTGTCGCCGTATCCGTGAGAATCTTACCCGCGGCCCCCTTTGCCTGTGCCACCTCGACCTCGGCCTGCCGGTCGAGAGACTTGACCTTCTCGTCCTCCAGCTCCTTGCGTCGGGCGTCGAAGAGTTTGGCCGTGCCCGGATCGGAGCGCAGCACCGCCGCGAAGAACGGGTCGGAGGAAATCTGGGCGAGGGCTTCCGGGGTCTTGGCGAGCGTGATGCCGGCGTAGAGGCGCGGCGCAGCGGCTTGGACGCTGGTGGCATACATGGTCTCGCGGTCCTTCACGTAGGAGGCTGCGGGGGCGATTTCCGCACGAAACCGCGCGCCGAAAGTCGGGTCATCCTGCAAGTGCCCATATTTCGCGGCCACCCCCGCCCACGCGCGAACGATACCCTCGTGGTCCTCGGCCGGGAGGTCCCGAATCTGGGCGATGTCCTCCGGAAGTTGGGCGAGGAGTTTTTCGTTGGTCACCCGGGCGGCGGCATCCTGCGCGATCTTCGTGCGCTTGCCCTCCGCCTCGGCGAGGCCGATGTCGAGATTCGTGTTGGAGAGCAGAAGCTCATTCTGCGCATTCGCATATTGGATACGCGCCATTTTCGTGCGCAAGTCCGTCGTGGCAATCTCGGCAGCGGTGCGCTGCTTGTCCAGCTCCAGCCGCTCGCGGCTTTGCCGCACCTGCTCGGCGCGGGCAAAAATGTTCGAGTACGTTTCGCCGATCGCAGCGAGAGCCTGAGCCTGGGCGATCCCGGCGCTACCAGGAGTGAATTGCGGGGTGACCATGACTCAAAGAAGGTTTGGCGTGCCGCCGGTCCCGAACCGGAGCGAATCTGGCGATGGGAGAGACCCACCACCCCCGCCCGCCGCAGCTCCGCCTCCTCCGAAGAGAGAACCCAGCGCACCGATGGAGGAGCTAAACGCGCCGCCGAGGAGCCCGGCGTTCGTCGCGGACGCCGCCTGCGTGGCGTTGGCGGCGGCCTGCCCGATGCTGTATTGGTTTTCGTTGTCGCGCACCTGCGCGGAAATCGCGACGTTAGGGTCCACGAACATCGCCATCGGCGACATCGGGTTAACGCGCGGAGCCATGCCGAATACCGTAGAGAGAGTCTGCAACGCGGAGGCGCGTTTGGCGTTCTGCCAGTCGATGAGGTTGAACCCGAAGTCCTTGACGAGGGAGAAGTCGTTGAAATTGCCGCTCGTCCCGCGACTGATCCCCTTCTCCGCGGCGAACTGCTCGATTTTAGACTGCACGTCCTTCGGAAGCGTCGTCTGCGAGTCCAGGTCGTCGTTGAACGACTGCATGAGCCGCGACTGCGCCGCCGTGAAGCCGGGCATGGCCTGCTCGATGAGGCGCAGCGACTCATCCTGCGCAAAGGTGTTCGTCTGGCTCGCGAGGAATTTGTTCTGGTCGAGGTTGTCGAGGTTCGCATCGATCGCGTCCTTCGCCCCCTTCCCGATGTCAACGGGGGTGTATGCCGCGGTCTGCGGAGCCTTTTGCCCGCTCTTAGTAATGAGTGCAGAGCCAATAGACCCCACAACGGTTGCTCCTGCTACCCAGACGCTCATTGACTTGCCCTCCGATGAAATTCCGCCGGGTCAAACGAGATGTGCCCGAGCTTTGCGTGGTCGTACGTGATTTCTTTGATCGCGGCCTCCGGGTCGTCGGTGGACGTGATGTGCGTTGTCGTCCACACCGTCTCCTCGACGATAAACAGCGCCCGCCGCGTACCCGGTTTTGTGATACCTAGGTGGGGGGCGCGCAATGCCACCCAGCGGGACTCGTCGTCCCAAACGAGACAGAGGCCCTGGGAGATGATGAAGGGATGTTCGAGGAGGTGGATCGCCGAGGTGAGAAACGCATTCTTCGGCATCGTCAGCTCGCGGGTGTACACGAACTTTCCATCGACTCCCGTCGGCGTGAAGAAATGCCGCAACCGGAACTCCGGCTGCTCCATCTGGCCGAGCTTCACGTCGAGCGCGTCGAGTTGCTTCCACGCCTCGGACCCGATCCGCGACTCGGCGACAGCTACTCCCAGCTCGCGACCCTTGAGTTTTTCGATGGCGGTATCCATTATTCCTTTACGAGACACCAGCGATAGAGAGTGGGCTGCATGACAGATACCGCGGTCCCCTTGCCCGTGGCCTTGGTCTCACGCGCCGCGTCGAGGGACGTGTTGGGTTCGACCGCCGCCGTGGTGATGTACGAGCCGGGGTCCCCATTGTCCGCGTTCGATCCCTTCGGCAGCTGGTATTCGTGTTTGTGCGCCGGGAGCTGGTCCTCCGTGAGGGTGATCGTCTCCGCGCCGGCGGCTTCTCCGTACTCGTGCGCGGTGAGCCCATCCCCGGTGCCTGCGGCGGCGAGGACGCGCCCGAGTGCCGGCCCCGACTGGGACCAGCCGGGGTTCGCGGTCAGAGCGGCGTCCAGTGTCTCGGCTTCGACGAACTTGAGGTCGCCAGGAGAACCGCTCACGGTGCGCCACTTCGCCCGCTCAAAAATAATCTGAACGTGAATCGTCTCGTCGAAGAAAAGCATCCCCTCCGGGGGGTTGATCGGGCGGTTCTCCGTCGGTCCCTTGGCGATGATGTCCGGGGTCTTTTCCCACAGACTGCCGGTCCACGCATAGAGACCGAGGATCGAGCCCGACGCCGACAGTCGGAGCCAAGCTTTGCCCCGGTCCGAGGACGCCGGCTCGGTGGCCGACAATACGAGTCCCGACAGTTCCTCCAGCCCAGCCGCTTTGACGTACGCGGCAACGAGGTTGACAATCTCCTGCGTGCTGGACGGCAGCGGAAGGTCGGAAGGGGTGGTGGCAGGGATAAGGGTCAGTTCCACGGCGTTACTACGTATCTATCACTTCACGACAGGCCATCCAAGGGGGAGGCGGGGTTGCGGTGCCAGAAGCCCGGCTGCGTCGCCCAATCGGGGACGCCGGCAGACTGGGACCTGGGAGCGGGGGGCACCTCGGCATACGGGGTCGCGGCCTGCGCCTCCGTGTAAACGGTGAAGTCGTCGATGCGGCACCGCCCCTCGATTTCGAGGCGAACCTGGAACGAGCGGCCCGTGTTCACCTGCCGGGCCGTGGCCGGATCGACGCGGTCCGGGGAGGATCGGGAGGAGAGGTGGAAGTAGTTTGCCGCTGGGCGCGCGCCCCATGCCAGCGGCTGGGCCGGCGAAGTCAGCGCCCATTCATCCCACGGCACCCAGTACGGAAAGCCGTCGGGTCGAAAATATGCACGGATCGTCACCGGGCCGCGTATGTCGGATGTGGATACGTCGAGCCGGCGCAGAGTCTTGCGGGCGAGAGCATTCCCGCCGAAGATGCGGCGGGATTCGAGAACCTGCGTCGTCGGCTCCGTCGCCACATCCGTCTCGCGGAGGAGTTCCCAGACCGCATTCCGCCCGTCCAAGACCCGGCCCAGGATGAAACACCGCTCCACGCCGTCGATATGCCCGACGGCGATGCTGGCGACGACAACGCCATCCCATTCGCCGTCGAAGGCGGGGTTGGACTTCTGCCCCCGCCCCGAGATGGAGTCGAAATTCAGCGCCACGAGGCCCTGCGCGAGCGACCGGTTCCAATAGACCATCGGGCTATGTGTGCAGAGGACCCGGTTGTCGAAATAGGCGACCTGCGCATCCTCCAGCAGGAACGGGGTGTCGAAATCGAGCCGCTGACGCACCTCCGCCGAGAGAGGAGCGAGCCCGGGGGCGGAGTAATCCGCCGTGGAGGTGCGCAGCGCCCGCAGCCCGTCACTGCTGCGAAAGTAGAGGTCTTGGTTCACAGCAACCACGGCCCCAGGGCCGGTGATGCCGCGGGTCGGAAGGAGCACCGTCTCCATCCCCACGTCGGGCCACATGGACCGCTGGGTGATGTTGGTCTTGAGGGTAAGCACCTGGTTCTCACACCCCACGATGAGCGGCCCTTGTCCGCTGCTCGTATCTACCACCGGCAGGACGGCGAGGGCTTTGACCGGCGCGGCGAAACCGAAATCCCCGCCCGCAGTCAGGTCGTAGGTCTCCGTGAATTTCAGCTCGCTTTGGTGGTCGTCCTTGCGGATGTCCCCGATACGCACGGCGTATCCATTTTTCACTGCCACGGCGAGGCGTCCGTTCCCGTAGGCCATGGCCCCGCCGATAGGCACCTCGTCGGAGGCTGCGCGGCGGATCGAGACGCCGTCGTAGATGATCGCGGCGCTCTGGTTGTCTTGGACGACGAGGGACCCCGCGGTCTCGCAATAGGTGTGGCGCGGCTTCGCCGGGCTGTTGCGGCGCAGGTCGCGTAGTCGATCCTTCTCGGGGTTGGGGAGCTTCGCCTCATCCTCGCTCAACCACCCGGTCTTTTCGGTGGCCCCCCACGTCCGGGGGTCCACCTCGTACAGCCGGCCGGAGACCGAGACCATCAGCCGGGAAATTTTGCCGAAGACCGTGCCCCCCTGCAACCGGCCGGGCGGAAGGTACCCGCGGCGCACGATGGCCGGGCGTGTATGCGCCCGCCCGCCCCGGATCGATAGGTTCCGAAGTAACGCCGCCTGGGATTCAAGGATCAACTCCGGTTGCTGCCCGCCGTTCATCCCGTCGGCAACCGTCGCCTGAAAATCCGCCTGCCAGTTGTTCGTGTTCGACATCAGAAAATCGTCGAGGCGTCGCCGAAGGCCATCGTCGGCGATACATCCACCGGCGGCGCGGGGAGCGTGGCCTTGTATTTCGAGACGAGTTGTGTGAGAAAGTCCTTGGCGAGCGCGAACGCCGCCTGCGACTGGACGAGGTCCCCCTTATCCTCCAGGGCCACCCCCATCACCCCGAGGCGCAGGGCCGAGAGCGACGGGACGAAAAGCGGGTCGGTATCTTCGGCCACAACAGGGAGCCGCCGGCGAACGATAGCTCGGACAAGTGCCGTATCTCCGGGCCGGATACTGGGGAAGTGGTATTGTCGGAACGACGGATTGAGGTCGCGGGCGGCGTAGCGCGCGCCTTCGTATTCGACCCCGGCGTCATCGACGTACCCCAGGAGCACGTCGTCGCGGGTCGCGGGCTTGACCACCTGCGTAATGCGGCTGAACTTCTCTTCAGTCTCCGTCTCTCCCGAGCTGGTGTCGCCGGCGAGTTCGACCGCCACCCCGTCCCGAAGGGTGCCGTCGCGGTAAGAGCGGACCCAGGCCCCCGTTTCGTCGTACCCCATGACGACGATGGTGGGGCGGATCGACTCGTCCCCAGACGTGATGCGCTCATCAGCAAGCGCCGTCACCTTCAGGCGTTTTCCGGGGAGACCCGGCTGCCGGAAAACCGGGGACTCGCCCCGATCGATGCCGACGTTGGCCCAGCCGGCAGTGTCCTGCTGCCCCGGCCCTTCGCCGAGGAATTCGTACCACGAGTTCTGGATCGGAGCCGGGTTGTCGTCCACCGACGAGTGAACGATCGCCTCGTATTCGGACGGCAACGACACCAGTCCGCCGTGCTGGCAGAACTTGAGCCGCGCGTACTGGAAAGGCCACTCCCCGAGCACGCACAGCCGCTCCTGCGCGAGGTTGAGAAACGTCAGCATCCGCGGATCGTCCACCTGCACGCCGGTCTGCCCCGCGATGCGGCGCAGCTCGTCCTTCACATCCTTGTAGGTCAGCGGTTGCATCACCAGTTGAAGATCGTCACGTCAATCTCGAACCGGCAGGTGACCCCCGGAGTGGCGTTGCCGTTGCCGTCCGCGGGGGCGACATAGAACTTGATCGCGTCCGACGTAGTTAACCCGCCGATACGGCGGAAAACGTCGATGATGGCGTCGGTCCCATCTTGAGAAAACCGCGCACCGATCGGGATATACGGCCCCTCGTTGATCTGGTAATACACTACGGCGCTTCCGTAGTGTTGAATGAGCCGCCCCTGCACCTGCACGAGGATGTTACCATCGGCGTCGGGGCACGCCGTGGTTACGTGATTGAATTCCCAAGAGGCGTGGCCCGGGCAGTAGGCCGTCATCGGCGTGCCGTGCGTAAACGACCAAGCCGAGCCCGACCCGTAGTTGTGGGACGCCTCGAAAGAGGTGCCAAACTCGACCGTGCGGAACTTCCGTGCCGGGAACGAGGTGTGGAAAATGCGGCCGGAATGGCCGAAGTTGACCGCCTGTAAGTCGCCGGCGGTGATCTTGCCGGCGGCGACGGTGTCGATGTTCGCATTCGTCACGACCGCAGTGCCGATGTTCGCGGCACTCGTGATGACTAGATTGGAACCGATGGCATCGGCCGTCACCGACCCTGCGGCGAATTTCGAGGCGACCAAGGTCCCATCCACGATGAACGTGGAGCCATCCACCTGCCCGACCAAATCCCCCGTCGAGACAGCGCGGGTCCAAGTGCCGCCGGCCCAACGATAGAGCTTCCCATCGGCCGTCAGGTGAACGTAGTCGCCGGGCTGCCCGGAGGCCGGGAGCGATGTGACGGTGATGATCGGGCGAAGGCCGGTTCCGAAGTCTTCGAGCCCGATGACGCGCTGGGCATCGACCCAGTTCGAACCATCCCACCGGCGTTGCTTGTACCCGTCGCTGGTGTCGTACCAGATGTCGCCGTCCGTGAGGCTGTCGTAGTCCGGTGCCGTATCCGTGTAGTAGTTACGGTTTCCCCCGGGCGTCGATTCGAGGACATCGACGCGGTGGACAATTCCGTCGAGCGCCGCGGAGGCTGGGGTGCCTGCCGCCACGACCAGCCGGCCCGCTGCGATAATTTCACCGGGCTCGGCGTCGTGGTGGGCATCCAGAGCCTTCAGCTTCACCGTGGTCAGCGACAGGCGGGCCTCAACGCGGAAGTAGCCGACCATTTCCACGTACAGCACTTGGCCGACTGCCATCCACGCCGTCGTCCCGACATCGACGATCACCTCTCCCCCGTTCGCCGGCATCGTGAAGCCGGAGGCGAGAGCGGTAACGGTTCCGGCAGCGCCGGGACCCGGGTCGCCTTTAGGCCCCGGGAGTCCGCGAGGACCCCGGCCCCCGCGGATCGGGAGGGAATTGAGGATCGTGGTGTCGTCAGGCGTAGAGCACCGGTTCATTTTTGCTTCTTGTTCCGAAGGTTCTTCACGATCGAAATCGACAGATGAATGATCGTGAGCGCCGCGATGATGGCCGCGGAGTATTCGTTGAAAAATCGGACGATGGACACGGCGGCAAATCCGCCCGCGCCGACCCAAGTCGTCCCGTCAACCGATTTCATTGGTATCAGAAAAAGGGTTACGGGGTGCCCGGAAACCAGGCACCCCGAGAATTAAAACACCGATCAGATGTCGGTGGCCTTGGTGAGGATCGAGTATCCGAGTTCCGGATAGATCGGCTTGGCCGCCGTGCGAACATCGGCCAGGTAGTACCCGAGGTTCTGGCGGTCGTTGTCACCGCGGAACGTAGGAGTGTTGATCCACTGGAACTCGCCGATGTAGCTGTTCGGCTTGAAGCTCGCGCCCGACACCTGGGACGGGTCGATCGCCTCGTACTGAGCTTCCCACACATTGCGGCCGAGGATCGTCACGACCTCGAACTGAGCGATGCCGGACACCTTGTAGTTGGCGTTGGCACCGTGCTTGCGACCCACCGTCGCGTCGCTGTTGACGTGCGGGTAGATCATGTTTGCCGCGGTGAGGCCGGTCTTCGACGCGATCGGCGTCGCGTTTCCGTACCGGATCGCGAACAGGTCCACCATCGGGAGGAACCCTTCGACCGCGCCGTCGTAGCCGAGCACCTGAAGGTTCTTCAACGAGTCGGAGAATTTGACCTGCTCCTTGACCTTGTCGTCAGTGAACAGGCGATTCAGGATGCCGGGACCGGCGAGCAGCGGGAGCACCGGACGGCCCTTCGGGTCGCGACCGACCGCCAGCTCGTCCGCGAGACCGTTGCGGACAAGGTCCCAGTAGATTTGACGGAGGTGATCCCAGTTGAGGTCCTTCGTCGGAAGTCCCGCCACTTCGGTGTGGTCGCCCTTCTGCGAGGTCGTGACCGAAGCTGAGGTGTCTGCATCCGTGACCGCGCGGTTGTCCACCATCGCGATGTTCTGGATGCGGTACCAGTCGCTCCACCAGACCGTGAGATATTCGGCGAGCGCACGCTCAAAGCCCGAGACAACCCGGGCGGCTTGGTCGGCCCGCTTCAGGTCGGACACGCAAATCGTGTCGGTATCGAAGCTCTTGGCATACAGCTTCCAGGTGCGCTGAATCTCGCCGCGCTTGATCGTGGTCGAGGCCGGGTTACACGCCGGATTGCCGGTGCCGTTGGAGACCGTCACCTCCGACAACGCGGTCGGATACGAGGTCGGCAACTCATGAGTGAGAGTGCGGACCGTGGGGACGGTCCCTTCCGAGAGGTCGAATTGACTCGTGTTGACGAGCGACTTGACCGGATTACCGCGGACCAGCTTCTGATAGATGTTCTTGTGGAACTGGTTCTTGCGGGATTGAAAGTAGTTGTTGATGTCCACTGTCAGGAAAAATTAGAGTTCGGTCCGGGCGGGGTGCCCGAATCAGCAGGAGCCATCTGCCTCTCTAGCTTTCCGGTCGTGCGGGATTGCCAGCCCCCACGGTACAGCTTCGACCGTTGACACAGGATAGTGGATACGCCGGCACCGCGTCTAGGGGGTGCCGGGAAAATAAAAATCCCCGGGTTAGCGCCCGGGGATTTGTGTATCGGACCTTCGGTTACACCCTACTGCTTGAAATACTTTCTCGCCGCCGTCAGGTGGTCGTCTTCGTCTTCCGAGTGTTCGTCTTCGGGCGTGCCGGCACCCGAACCGCCGGACAACGAGGGTTTCGCCGCCGAGAGTTCCTTCACCTGCTTTTCGAGCTGCGTGATTTTCGCCGCCCGCTCTTCGAGGATGCCTTTATACACCCGCCCAATGCGCGGGAGGCCGTGAGTCATGAAGAAGTCGTAACGGACGGCCTTGTGCGCCATCGCCGCCGCAGTCGGCTCGTCGATCGCGCCGAGCCCGAGGCGTTCGGCCGCCGGGCCGAGGGTCGCAAGGGCGGCGTTGAAGCTCTCGTTGAACTTTTTGTCTTCCTCGGAGGCTTTCTCGTCCGTCGTCACCGGGGAAAACGCCGAGCCGGAGAACTGTTTGCCCACCTCGTCAAACACCGCGCGGGCGCGCGCCGCACGCTGCTGGTGCGCCGACTTCAAGACTTCGTCGGCCTGTGACAAGGCCGACTCTTCGCCGGCGCGAGCTTCGAGGTATCGGTCGAGCTGCGACTGGAATTTGACCCGCGCAAACGGGGTCAGCTTTTCCAGTACGTCGGACACCGCTTCGTTGAATTTCCGGCCTTTGAGGGAAAGGAGTTCGTCCACCTGGGCCTCGACCTCCTCGTCGTGCAGAATCTGCCCGAGTTTCGTCTTCGCCTCGTTCTGCGGGGCGAGGAACTTCGACTCAAACTCCGGGAGCGACCGAAGATCAAAGGTCTTCAGCCGATCCGTCAGCACCTTGTTCTGTGATTCAAGCTCCGCGAGCCGCGCTTTCGTCGCGTCGTCGATCGGAGCCGACTTCTTCGCCTCGTCGAGCTGTTTGCGCAGCTCTTCCTGCTCGCGCTCCAACGCAGTTGCTTTCGTCGCCGCGGCATCCCGCTGGGCCTTCAGCTTGTCCCACCCCACCCGGCTCTTCGAGCCTTCCGGGGGGGCCTGCAAATCGGCGTCCGGGTCAGGCTTCTCCTCGCCCTTCCCTTTCACTTCCGGCTTCTCCTCACCTTTCTTCGGAAGGAGTCCGAGAGGATCAAGTTCATCCGCACCAGCGTCGGCCGTATCCTCGGTTTCAGTGCGGCCCTTCTCGTCCGACTCCTCGGGCGCATTGCTCTCGCCCGAGAAAAATTTCCTGGCGGCGGCAAAATGATCGTCTTCGTTATCCTCGCTCGCCGCTCCTTCGGGCTGGTCGGCGAGGCCGGTGTTGGTTTCGTGTGTGTCGGGCTTTGGCATGGGTTATTCCTCTTCAGGGTAGGTTTCTTCGAGCGTCGTGACGGGCTCGGTTTCGGCTTTTGTCAGGGCCACAAGCTGGGTCAAACAGCGTTCCCAGCCGGCGACAAAGTGAAGGTGGTTAACCGCCGCACGCTCGTCCCATTCCGATCGCGCGAAGGATCGCGGGACGCCGCAGCCCGGATGCTGGGCCGAGAGCACCGAGAGTGCGAGCTGGGCCGTCGGGAGGTTGAGCCAGTCCCGCACGGCCTGCCGGTCTTCCTCGGTAAGACGCCGGGCAAACGGTGGGACATACTGCGGGAGGGGGGTGCGCCGGAAATGGGCGCGGATGTGACGGAGGAATTTCGCGAACATAGTTTATTGCGGAGCGTTGGCCCCGACCGTTGCCGCGGGAGAAAAGCCCGGAGCCCGCCCCTGCTGGGCCTGTGCGTGCATCCGCTCAATCTGCCGCATGATCCCGGCGGCGTGCGAACGCAGGTCGGTGTAGGCCGGCCAGAGCTGCCGGTAGAGGGGCTGTTGAATTTTATCCTTTGCCAGCTCCTCGAAGTGGGCGTCGAGGTGCGGGATCGTGAGCTGGATCGCGACGATGGAGTCAGGATTGATCCTGCCCGACTGCTTGTAGGCATCCACGATGACGGAGAGCGGTTGCAGGTGAACCGGGATGTGTGCGGCGTGGTTGTCCTGCGGATCAACCGGCATCGGGTTCCCCTGCCCCATTTCGGAGTTCTCGATCAGCGCCAGCCGTTGCGACCGGATTTCCGCCGTCGCATCCTCCGGTAGCAGAGCTTTGGATACGGCTTGAGCCCCGAAGGTAGCCGAGACATACCGCTCCTGCGCCCAACGCCGGTTCGCCGCGGGTAGGCTGAGGAGTTCAAGAGCCTTCTGACCCTGCACAACCATGTTCGCCGCCCCGGGGTCAGCGCCCGTCCGAAGAGACACCTCCGTACCGTAAAACACCTCTTCAGGCATCCCGCCGTCGGTGACGCACCGCTTAAAAAACGCCTTGGCGTCCGGGTCGGGGCTATCCTTCATCCGGAGTCGCCGGAACTGCTCGGTGAAAATGTTCGATGCCCACTGCTTCAGGAAAAGGGTCGCGTTCGCCACATCCACCTGGCCCTGAATGCCGGCGAGAATGTTGGCCTGCGTCGCCGTGTCAGTATCGGCGATCTGCTTGCCCGCGTCGCGGTACCGGGCGTTGTTGTAGCTCGTCTGCTGGTCGATGAGCTGAATCGTCTCCAGGATGCTCCGACCGGTCGGATACACGTTCAACTGCTCCACGTCCTTCGGGAGAAAGTTGAACGGCCCCACGTTGACAATCGGCACGGTCTCCCGAACGCCGGAAGACATGTCGCGGAAATTGAGACCGTCGAGGAGCGTGCGATCTACCGCACGCGACTTGAGACGGTTCGTGACAGACGCGAGCCCGTAGTTTTTGACGCCGAAACCCTTGGCTCCCCAGAAATCGCCGTTGCCGGCGTCGAAGAACACCAAAGACAATGCCTCGGTCATTTTCTCCGGCCGAAACTCCGACGAGGAGTCGTCGAATAGGAAATCCTCGTCATCCCCATGTTCCTCGAAAATGTATCGACTGATCTTGTCGTCGAACTCCCGGACGAACGCGTGGATGGCGCGGATCGGCTCCCGGCCGGCGCACACGCCGGCAGAGTTGTTGCGGAACTCCCGCTGCATTTCGAGTACGTCTCCTGGAGTAACTTCGCTGCCGCTGTCCTCCTTGGTGGCGCGGGCAACCAGCCGCTCGATGGCCTCGACGTTCCATCCCGCCGTGCGTGCGGCTTCCTTCTTCTCCGGGGTGCGGATGAGTCGCCACAGCTCCTCAAGCTCCACCTCCTGCAAGACCATGAGCTGAGATATTTTCTCCAGCGACGCCTTGGCCTTCTTCGGCACCTCAATGTCGCCGACGCGCACTACCTCCCAGCGCGGAGTGTATCGATCGAAGTAGGACATCGCACCGATGCCGAACATAATGAGATTCTGCGTCGCCAGCAGATAGTTGCGCACGTAGTCCGCCGACCAGTCGTCCACAAAGCGGTTGAAATTCAGCTGGAACATTTGCGACCAACGCTCCGCGTTCGGGTCGTCGCCGTGAACCATCGCCGAAATGAGGTTGGGTGTGTCGTGCAGGAGCCTCCAGTACTGGACCAGCACCTGCTCCAGCGCCGAAGAGGCGTCGCGGAAATTGATGTTACACCGCCACCCCTGGCCGGTCCGAAGAAACTCGGCGTTCGAGAAAGGTGGGGCACCGTCGGCCTGGTTCTGGACCTGCGCCCACTTCTGCCGGCGGGACAGGGAAGCTGCGCGGTATTTGCCCCACGCGGACCGGCAAGCGACGGCGTCCTTGAAGCGTTTTTCGGTGAAGAGATGTTGCGCTACCATGGGGTCAGGGCTCCTTTTATCGAGTTTCTGGATACTCCACAAGAGTCTGCGCGGATTTCTGCCAGCACCACGACGGAAGCACCGTGTCGGGCGGGAGACTCTTCGCGATGACGTCGATCGGGACGTTCACTTTCAGCTGCAACGAGCACCCGCACGCCGAGCACACGGAGACGCCCTCGACCTTGCGGTCCTTCGGCACCGCCAGCTCGATCGCCTTGTACGCAGCCGAGCACGAGCAGAGCGCGGCTGGGGTGTTGAAGGGGCATCCACGACATATCGCCGCCCGTCGTTCGGCCTCTTCCTTACTTACCATTTCCCCGCCGGCGGCGATGTGGGCCATCAGGAATTTGCCGAAGCTCACCGCCATGCTCGTAGTCAACGACGCCGAGAGGTCCTTCACCGGACGGTAGTCTTCTCCGGGTTCCGGGGTGCAGAACTCCGGACCGAGCCGGAGACAGAGCTGCCGCTGAATGTCGAGGTCCAGCGTCTCGATCGAAATTCCCTTATACTCGCGGTGAACCTTCACCCGCTCGCGCAGCTCGTCGAAGGTGTCGGCCCGAAACCACACTGCCGTCTCTGGCTGGACGTACCGCCACCCCCCGGGCGGGATGTCGCGGAAGCCTTTAAGCGTCGCCATGATTGAACTCCTTGTCCGCGTCCACCGCTTTCGAGTACTTCTTCGCGAGCTTGTTCATGGGGTTCTCTTCCTGCCCCCCCTTCGCCGGGTCTTTCCCAGCGATCGCACCTTTGCGACGGAGGAGTTCAATCAACAGCACGAAGGCGTCGGCCTCGTCCGGAGAGTACCCCAGTCGCGACTTCATTTCCGTCTTCGGTTCGATCGAGATTTTCTTGTCTTTGACGGTCTCGTACTGCCGGGCCGAAAGCTGCTCGCGCAGCGTGTTCGACGCTTCCGTCAGGCCCCCGACAAGCCCTTCTTCCATCCACGCGCGGCCCGACCACCACAACTCCGAGACGAACCGATCGAACAGCTCGATCGCCGTCTCCTGCTCGCTCTTCTTCAGCCGCCGGTCAGTGCAGGCCCCGCCGAAATTACAGCGATGAATCTGCGTTCCCCACTCGCGGGCGAGGATCGCCGCGACCCCTCGGCCAGCTCCCGTCACGTCCATAATAAAGTTGTCGGGCGTGATGCCGCGCGCCTTGCATTGCCGCATCACCTCTCGGGCGATAAGGTAATCCAGCGGGTCGGAGTTTTCCGAGACGGCGACCTTGACCGTGACGACTTCGTCGAAATTCAGGGCATGAGGGTTGTCGTTCGCGTATCCATATTCTCCGAACGCGAGCGCGCATTGGTCGCCACCCTCAAACGCCGGATCGAGCGCGGCGATTGGGGTTGGAGGCACTTGATAGTCGATTATCCTCTCGGCCCGAGAGAGCACGTTGGACGGAAAGACGACACCAAACAGCCCCTCCGGAGCGAACCAGCCACGGACAAACGTCCACCAACGCGGTGACCCCTCGCCGTAGGACTGCCGAACCGAGTCGATGTAGTCCTGGCGGATGAGGAACGGGAAAACGGTGTGGCCGAGGCGAATGTTGGCCGACCGGAGTCCGTCGAGGCGGATGCAAATGCCGCCGCGCTTGGTCTCCCAGTAAATGTCTATTTCCGGGTCGGTGGAGGCCCACCCCTTGAGGGGTTCGCACCACGTCCCGAACTCGCTGTATCGCTTCGTCGGATTCGCCAGCATCACGATGCGGAAATCCGCATCCGACATCAGATTCGCGGCGGCATCGAAGATCGCCTTCGGTGTGCCCTGGGCCTCGTCAATTACAACGTAACGGCGGTTCTTCGAGTGGTTCCCCTGGATTTTCTCGACCGCATCCTGACCACGGTCCGTGGCGATACCTTCAATGAGATATTTATCCTCCTGAGTCCCGCGCGGGCGGATCGTCATGTCGTGCGCGCGCACGTCGTATTGGTCTCCTCCATACACAGCGCCAGGAATCAGCTCCGCGGATTTGACCGCCGAGGTCGTGTCGGACCACAGACGCTTGCGCAGTCCCCCCAGGTGCGTCGAAGTCAGGGTGATGATCGAATCCGTCGGAGACGCGAGATAGCTCGCCGCCGCGATGTGCCCGAACGTATGGGTCTTCGCCGCGGATGCGTGGCCGAGGACCGTCACGATGCGGTACCGCGTCCACGCCCACGTCAGCAGCTCCAGCTCCTCTCGCCACCTCGGCACCCCCGGCTCCACTTCGCCGGCGTATAGGTGCGGCCACAGACAGAGCATGGCGTTCTTCAGGTGCGCCTGCTCGCCCAGACCGCCGCTGGACGAGTGCTTGTTGGCGTAACACCACAGCTCGACCATGGCGTCGGTCCAGCCGTCGGGAAAATTCTTCCCGTATTTGACCATTACTGCTTGGTCGCGGCGTTGTCCTGCTCTTCTAGCAGCTGGACAACAACCTGGCGGGCTCCGTCCGTCGCCGTCCAATTTGTACGGGAGCGCCGGAGCGCGGCCTCTAACTCCTGAATGTTCCCTTCGATCTTCGCCAGCGCCGCAACGAGTTCGCTGTGCTTGGCTTGTAGTACATCGGTGGATACGGTTTTTGACGTGGCTTTCGCCGGGACGGGTTTCTTGGGTGTGTCGCTCATGGTAGGAGCCGCCAAGATACCCCGCCGTCCGGGTGCGCCGCTAGGGGGTACCGGGACTATGAGCAGAGCCCGTGAGCCTTTATGGCCGTGAGCAACTGGTTGAACTTGCTGGTCAGCCCCGCGACGGTGGTTTTGAGTGCTCCCATGTCGCTCGTGTAGGTCCCCGACGGAGTGTAACTGTCTGTGGCCGCGGTCGGTCCGGTCTGTCGGGTCGTGAGGATGCGGTCGTCATTCGCATCATAGACATCGCCGAAGAACTTCGAGGTCTTGTCGCAGCGCACGTCGAAGGCCGGATACGCCGTCCCGTTCGACGCGTCGATCTGCGCCACCCTAAGAACCTGAATCTCCCGAAGCGCCCAGTTGGCTCCCACAAAAAGGCCATGTTTGCCTGGGGAATTTTGGCGGTGGATGACATTCAGCGCGTAGCCGTCCTGCACAGGGCCGAGGTTTGAGCCATAGGTGATGTACGACCCGATAGATGTGCTCGCATTTACCGCGACTGCCCGCAACGCAGCTGCTCCGTTGGAAATCGACCCTAATTCGACCCCGGAGCTATCCCGCATCGACATGCCTGCGGGAATCGGCGCACTAGGACATGCGAACACAATGGAACCCCCCGCCCCCGACATATATACGTTCGTCCCCCCTGTCGTCCCCGACTGAACCGAGAACAGCCCCTGAGAGATTTCACCCACCTCAAAAGTAGCCTGCTGAAGGCCCGTGCCAATCGACAAAGACCCGGCAGTCACGGTGCCCAGGTCCGCGGTGATCGCCGACAAGGATGACACACTCAGGCGGTCTGCCGTGACCGACCCGGTCGTGAGTTTCGCGCCACTGATCGTCGTCGCCCCCGCATTCACATCGGCCGCGGCATCTCCGGACAAAAGCGGCGACTTGTTCGTCCCGCTCTTACGGAACTGCACGTTGTCCGCGGAAAAAACGATCGAGCTTGTCGTGCCCGCATTCGGCGCGGACGACGACGTAATCTCCATTCCGGTGACAACCCCGTTGACATCGACCAACAGCGTACGCTTGCCGGATAGGTAGCCGTCCGCACCCGCGCGGACGCTGGCCTCGTCCTTCACCCGGGCGTAAAGCGACCCGCTCGGACTCGCCGCATCCCCCGCGCTGCCGACCGCAGCCTCCACGGTGGTGACGCGGCCGGCAAGGGTGGAGAGGCTGGACGCATCGGCCTTGGTGCTCTCGACGGTCGTCACGCGGCCGGCCAAGGTGTTCAGGGCCGACGTATCGGCTTTGCCGGTGACGGTGGACTCAACGGTCGTCACCCGCCCAGCCAGCGCCGTCAAGTCGCTCGCATCCGCTTTCGAGGTTTCGACCGTCGTCACTCGCCCGGCGAGCGTCGTCACCGTGGAGTTATCGGCCTTTCCGTCTTCCACCGCGGCCACCCGATCGTCGAGCGCGTCAAGGTCGCCTATGGTCGTGGAGACGGAGGATTCGACCGTCGTCACCCGGCCGGCCAGCGCCGTCAAATCCGAAGCGTCGGCCTTAGTGTTTTCGACGGTCGTCACGCGACCGGCCAAGGTTGTCACTGCGGAGTTATCGGCCTTCCCGGACTCGACGGCACCGACCCGATCGTCCAAATCGTCGAGGTCCGCAGCTTCTGCCTTGGTGGAAACTTCCGACTCCACCGTCGTCGTACGATCGGCCAAAGCGGAAAGGGCTGAGGCGTCGGCCTTGGTGCTCTCGACCGTCGTCACGCGGCCGGCGAGAGTCGTGAGAGCAGAAGCGTCTGCCTTCCCGGTCTCGACCGCGCCAACCCGACCGTCGAGGGTCGTCACCGACGACTCCACGGTCGTCGTCCGCGCAGCCAGCGCCGTCAAGTCGCTCGCATCCGCCTTCGTGTTCTCCAAAGTCGTCACCCTCCCGACCAGCTCCGTCAGGTCGCCAGCCTCGCCGAGGTCGTTCACCACGGACTCCAGCGTGTCCGTCCGCTCCGCCAGCGCTGAGAGGTCGGTTGTCAGGACCGTATTTACCTGCTCGATACGCGCCTGATTGTCACCGACCGAAGCTCTCAGGGAGAGCGAGGTCCGGGCAAAAGAGCTTTTGAGGTCGGTAACAGTCTGCCGCGTCTCCTCAATCGAAGCCGTGTTCTGGGCCACCCCCTTGCCGACCCGAGACTCCAACAGCGTCAGGTCGTCCGCCTCCGCGAATCCCGGCTCGACCTGCGCGCGCCGGATTTGTCCGACGATGGCCGAAGCGTCCACCGTCCGCCCCGCGATTTCAGCCGAGAGCTGTGCCCCCACCCCGCTGATCTGCTGGTTGAACGTGCCCGTCATCGCCGTGAGCTGCCCGCGCAGGGCCGCAAGAGCGTCCTCCCGGGCTCGGGATTCGCGCCGGATGAGGGCGAGCAACAGTTCGTCAGGGAAGAGAGACATTATTTCTTCTCCAGTACGTCGGGCACGCCGTTCCCGTTGGCGTCCCATTCGCCGCGCTTGTAGAAGAGCGCGCCGAGGACGGCGACGGCCACGATCGCGCCGAGTATCCACGACGGCACTTCAGAGAATTTCCAACCCGCGAAGGCGAGGAGGGAAAGGATCGCCGATGAGTTTGAGAAAATCGGCCACGCCGGCACGAACCCGCGCAGTAGGACAAACGCGACCGCAGCGCCAATGGATACCCACAACAGAATGCGGCGCTCGGCGTTGTCGGCCTTGTGGATGGCGACACTCGTGTCGATCGTCCCTGTCGCCGCCAGCACTTTCCGCGCGTGCTCGACGTAGGGTGACGCCGATGGGAATGTCCATGTCCGCACTTCCTTCGCCGGCTGCGGGGCAACGGCGGACGCGGTCTTCGACGCCGGACGGGCCGGCAGCGCCGCCACCCGCTCGACGGTAAGCGTTGCGCCGGCGGGAATGGTGAAGTGTGCCTCTGAGGTGTCGGAGTCTAGCGTGGCGGGCGTCCCGGCATCCTTGGGTGCGGAGACCTGGGCTCCGGGGACTTTGATCCGGGGGATGTGCGCGCACCCGCAAGAGAAGACCAGGAAGACGAAGAGGATAGTCGTAGTGCGCATGTCAATACACATTGCGCCCGAGCGCGGCCTGGAAGGTGTTGAGGTCGTCGGAGAAATCGGCGACCTGTGTCGAGGTCAGGCCGCGAGTGATCGCGTAGGCGCGCAGGGTCTGACCCGACCCCATCGGGAATTTAATCCCATCGTCGGGGGAGTTGCGCGTCATGACGTAGAGCGGTAGATCGAGGAATACGTAAGTCGGGGTCGCTGTAGTACCAACCGGCGAGCCGTTACGGTAGCTTTGCACAGTGCGCGATCCGTTTGCCACGCCGCCGACAAAGCCGAGGTGGCCCGAAGAGGGGTTGGGGGCCGGCGCGCCTTGCCCAGAGGCGGCGGCAATGTACGACCACAGTTGGTTGGTGATGGTCGCGATCCCGCTAAATGCCGATGGCGTGGCGTTCCGCGAATTGCCGATATAATAGGTATTCGTGGTTGTGGTCCCACTTACATAAGTGAAAAACCCCCAGTCTGTTGCGTCGTCCCCGACCGGAGAATACCCCGTGTCGATCCCCACCGTATCGTTCTGGTTGATGCCTTTCCCGACAATGCCGGTGGCCTCTGTGTAGTTGGTCGCCGAATACCCAATGGGAGACTCGGCCTCGTAGCCGCCGCCGATCTTCAGCGGCACCAACGCGGCCGGCCAGTCGCCGCAGATGAGGTTGATCCGCGAGAGCTTTGACCAGTACCCGTTGGCTTTGGCTGCGATGACAAAGGCGTTGACGGCGTCCGCGGTGGTGGAAGAAAGGGTTCCAGAGTTCGTCGCAACCCGAGTGAAGAAATCGACCGCGTCTGGATCGTAAATCCCCGGCATGGCCGCCGACAGCGTAGAGTGGGCCACGATCGAAATTCCCGACCGCGCCACAAGACGGGTGCGCTTGAGCGACGCGGCGGCAACCGCCGCGGTTCCGGCAGCCTCCGTCCCCGTAAGTCGGATACGTTGGAGACCCGTGCCGCAGTAGGAGGTCCCCGCCGCTTCCGCCGTGAAGCGGCGGATTGCCCGCAGTATCGGCGCGACCCCGGCGGTTCCGGCGGCGGACACAACGAAACGCTTCGTCGCGCTGAAGGCGATGGAGACGACGCCTCCGCCCACGGCGAGAACCGACAGACGACGCAGCCGGCGCACCGCAGCGGGGGCAACCACACTCCCGGTGGCGGCGTGAGCCGTGACCCGGCGCAGCCGGCGCAGATGCCCCAGGAGAACGCCGGCCCCGGAGACCACGACTTGGAGCACCCGATCGGCGGCTGTCGGAAACCGGCGGAACACCGCAACGTAGCGGGCCGACGGTGCGGCCACATCCACGTATCCGGCGCGCGGAGACGTTTCCGCATACCGGCGCGGAGGCTGTTGGACTTCCACGTCCATCCAGCCTCCTCAGTCCTCGGAAATGGAAATCCCGCCGACCGGGATTTCGGGCACATCGCCCGAGGTGTAAGTCTTCTGATCGCCGACCGCCACGTCTCCCCAGTAGAGCAAATTCCCGCCACTCAAGGCGTCGAAGAGCCCGACCGCCACGACGGTGCCGATGTTGGAGGTCTGGGTCGCAAACGTGACCTTCACTCCATTCGCCTTCACTCCAGCGGAAGCCGCCGGCCAGTTTGTCGCGTTATTGGCGAGCTGTACGCGGGCGTAAGCCCCGCCGGAGCACTCCGTGCCCCCGCCGGCGTCACTCGGCGCGGCGGTGAAGAGAGCGACAAAGATGTTCGCGGGGGCGGCGTACGCCACCGCCCCGAGCACGAGGTCGAGGAGTTTGTTTTCGAGGTAGTCGGATTTTGAGCCAGCCATGGTCAGCCTAAGTCGGGGTTGATGATGATCGGGATGTACCCGACCGAGGGGAAAGTCTGCGTCTTGCCACCTTGAGAAACCTCAAACTCGCCAGCGAACGACCCGGCGTCGGCCGTATCGCTGTTCTCCCAGAGATAGCGGACCTTGCCCGCGGCAGCGTCCGCCAGGGTCGCGGGTTTCTTGAAGACCGGCTCCCGGCCACCGCAACCAACGCGACTGAGCACGAACTGCACCGACGCGCCCGACAGGTCGATCGGGCCGTCGTCATCGGACAAGACGGCCTCCAACGCCGGCAGCGTGTCGTGTTGTTTCAGCGGGAACGCGGACATGCGCGGAGAATACCGCGCAGGCCATCCGCTCCGCTAGGGGGTGCCGGGACTTTGTTTCCGCCCGGGCCGATGGGCGCGAAGGAGCTTCGTGATCTTCTCGACCGTCCAGCCGAGGAAGAACGTGAAGGGTTCGTCGTTCTCGACCGAATACTCGACCCCGCGTTCCGCCAGCGCCGCACCGGTGAAATGCAACGCCTCGTGGGCGATCGTCGCCGGGTCCCGGGATCGGGCGACCTCCTCGGTAAAGGCGAGAACGTGCGTCCCCGTCTCCTTGTGCCAGAGGTGGCAAGCCGAGCAATTCGGGAACCCGTCCTCACAGAATCCCGGGAGCCCCTGATCCTCGATCGCCATTTTCAGCGTCTCCGTCGTCGCCGGCCACAGTACGTAGGTGCCGACTGAATACGTCTCGTTCCAAAGAAAAGCGAGGTAAGTCCCTCCGCGCGACCGCCGGACCCACGACTCCGACTTGAAGGTGGACCTAGACACTGCTCGCCTCCGCGGTGTAGGTGTCGGTGGGCTGTCGCGGTAACGTATGAGAGCCGAAGTCCCAAGGGACAAGCGGGTGCATCGGCCCCACGGCGACCGGGAACGCCGAGCCCAGCGCGCAGCCGCAGGTGGCGACCCAAGGGGCGTTCGATCGCTGACACCGGGGGCAAATCCAGCCATGGGGCGCGGGTGTTGCTGCGGAACTGCCGGCTTGGGTCGCCATGGGTCCAGAATAACCGAAATCCGGGGTCGCGGGAAAGGGGGTCGCGGGAAAGGGGGTGCCGGGGTTTCTGGGATCGCCGCGCTGACCAGGAAAAATTTGTACCGCCAACGCGCTTTATGTCCGGGACACCCCCAGGAAAACCCGGGGTCGGGGGCGGGGGTGCCACCCCTCCCCGGCCACCGGGTGCCCCGGGACCCCCTAAAACCAACTTAACCCATTGTTCTACAGCGTGTTCTGTAGTTTATTAACATAATCTATGTTGTGCGTCGGTGATCTGGTATCGTGCTTTTCAATAACGAGTTACAGAATTAACTGAGAACGGGGTTCCGGAACTATTGAGACAGCTGTTGCAGCGCCATTGCGGTAGAATGTGGGGTTCCAGCGCGACCCGACGAGCGGTCTTAGTTAAGTAGCTGGTCAAATCGACCTAACTACTGGACCGTCACATGAAGCTCGGACCTTTGACTCCCCGAGGAATGCGCAGCACCGCGCGCACGATGAACTTGGCGACGATGTACGCCTTCAACTTCATCGACTCCCACCACAACCACTCACAGTCTCCAGACAGGTGTATTGAAAAAGGCACTACCCAACCCGTCACGACATTCACCGGACCCCCGTCGCGGTGCTCGGCGTGGATATGTACGCCCCATGTCGGTGCGGGGGTCTGGTCCATCCAATTCCCCACCTGAATGTGTGAATGCTGTCGCCCGGGCTCGCCCACGACCGTCAGGCGCAAGTCGATGTTGCGGCACCCGCCTTTGACCGTAACAACCTGGTCGCCTTTGACACCCCCTCCCCCAAACTCGCCGACGAGACACACGTCGTGTGAGTCCGTGAGGTCGAGTGCATTCTCCTTCCCTTGCGGCACCCGCATCCACCCGCCGCAGACGTGTGCATTGTGTGTGATCTTGAGGGGCGCGGACACTGTGTTTCCATCGACAGCTGAGAGGTCAAGGCCGTTGAGGTTTTCGCCGGGCTCGGCGACCTTCGCATATGTGTCGGGGCGGATTGCTTCAGTCATGGTTGTATTTGTTTTCTGGTTACGCTTGGGTTACTTCGACTGGGGTTGCGTCGGCGACCGCATCGGTGACGGGCGTCGCGGCGAAGTTAAAATTGAACGTGTTGCCACCGGCGTGAGATTTGTCGTCGAGGCCGGCGCACAGCCGATAGGTGCGGATCAGCGAACTGGCGGCAGACGCTGCGGCAGATAGCTCCCGCGGAGAGGTAGCACCGCGGATCATCCCGAAAGCCTTCTGGGCTCCCTCCCGGGAGCTATCGACGAACTCCTCCATCGCCTTGCGGTGGTCACGCTTCATCTTCGCTACAATCGCTCCGTTCGACTCCGCGGCGGTGATGGCCGTGAAGGCGCGATCCAGGAGCAGCCGACGCTTCCGCGACCACCCGCGCGACTCGATCGTCGTGTACACCTGCTCGCGGGTCTGGGTGCCGCCGAACTTCTCGATCAGCAGCTCGTGGCACCGGGACGCCGGCATTCGCCGGCCGATGTAAAGGTGGTGCAGATAGACCAGTTCATCATCGGTCCAGATGCGCGACGCTCGCCTCGCAAGCTTCACCTTTTTCGCGACTGTGGGCGCGGTATCCTCGGGCATGCGGCGAAGCATACCGCGACGGCGATTGCCAAAACAAGGGGTCGCCGGGGTTTGTTGCCGCGGGCCTCGTGCTGGCCGCGGGCGGCGGCCTTTCTTCCCATAAATCTATTTTTATATTAAATTAAATATATAATAATTATTACTTATTTAATTTAATATAAAAATAGATTTATGGGAAGGGGTTTGGGTCGCTTTTATCTGCTCGTTCCTGGGGGTATTCCCCGGTTCCCCGGTTCCCCGGTTCCCCGGTTTTCTTCGTCTGTCTAAATAACCCCGCGTTTTTTCCGAGGTGCTTGATTGAAAAGTAACACTCATGTCTCTCTTAAACTTTTTCATGGGAAACTCCCACACTTTTCCCGAGACCACGACTCTCGTGGAATTTTCACACACTCTGACTGTTGAAATCCACGAGTCCGCGCCCACGGTAGCGCCGCTATGGACCATCCTACCGATTACCCAACTCGGCGCTACCGCAGCGCCAAGATCACCCTCGGCGAGCGTGCTGAACTCTATCGAGACTACTTGTTGAGCGGCCTCTGCGCGTCGGAATTCGCCCTATCACGCGGGCTCACGTACAGCCAGTTCCAGAGCCGTATCCACGGTATGAGGACGCGCGGGAACGATCCGTTCCGCCCCATCCGCGAAGAGACAGAGCGACAGCTCTTGTCGAGCGGCCAAATCACTGAGGCGCGCCTCGCGCGCATCTGGAGACCCCGCCTCACCCGTGGGGCAAGCAGCTGGCCGGCTCGTGCGGAGTCTCTGCTGCGACTTCTCGCCGCCGGCAAACGCCCGCGAGACATTGCCCTCGCCCTAGAAGTATCGCTGAACACGGTGTACATCTACCTCCAGAGGCTCCGAAGGGAGCGGGGATGTGATTCCGTCTGGAGCCTCATATCGGAGGCGGTTAGGAGTCAGTCCTCCACGCCCGCGCCCATGACCTCGGGCGACGGCAACAACGTCCCCGCTCCGGCGGAAGCTCCCACCCCCACCCCGTAAGTTATCGCTTGGTCTTCGCCGCTGCGGCCAGCAGCGCCGCCGCCCGATCGCCGAAGTCGCCGATGGTCACAAGTTCCGCGCCAACCGCCCGGAACTTGTCGGCGACTTCGGCGCTTTCATCCAGCAGATAGGGAACGACCACGAGGACCGGCGCGCCGGTTTTCTGTTTGCCGATGATCGCCTCGCCGAGGGCCAGCTCCAGCCGGTCCGGCCGCGGATTCGATTTGCACCCCGCGGCGAGGACAACGGAACCGTCGGCCCGGCGCACCGCGGCATCGGCGAGATATACGACGCCGTCTTCGTTGAACACGGCGTTTCGGTCGATGCGGAAGCCCGCTTTCTTCGGCAGCGCATCCGTGAGGATGCGAACCACATCATCCTCGAAGGTGATCGCGGCCTCCTTTGCCATCATGTAAGCCCGGGCGCGGGCCGTCGCGGTCTTCGGGTCACCCGCGTCCCCGGGTTCCAGTTTCACCTGACCCAGGATCACCTTGTCGAGGAGCGCGCGGAAGAACTCCGACACTTTCCCCCGCTCGGGGAACAGCTCGTCGAGCCACGCATCCTGATCCGGTCGCACCGATACGGTACGCGAAGCCCGCCACGTCGGTTTGTCTTTCTCTTTGTCTGGCATAAGCCGGGCAGGCTCCGGGAAAAGTTCACACAAATCAAACACAAAAACAGCTTGCCCTTCGTCGGCGTGCGGCGCGAGTGTACGACACTTTTTATCACACACACCGATGCCCACACCCGCCAAACCCCGCCGCAAGCGCCCCACCCTGACCCGGACCAACGTCCGCCTTCCGCTTGTCGTTGTCGATCGCATTCTCTCGTCTGACTGGCACCAAGCCCGCGGTTTTTCCTTCGTTACCCGCGCTGCGGTGTCCGGCTTCATCGCCGCCGGACACCGCAGCATTCCCAGCCGGGTTCTGAATCGGCGGCTCGATACGAAGATGTCCGACCGGACCTTCACTCTCTCCCTCCCGCAGGCGGAGCTGCGCCACTGGAAGCGCATCGCCCGCGCCCACGGGCACTCGGGCTTCCTTCCCCTGGTTGCCTCGGCCTGGGCTGCCGTGTACGGCCTCTTTCCCGTATCCACACCATAAATACTATACTTTCCGGGCTCCCTGTTCCCGCAGGAGCCCATGTCAACCAAAACAACCCATCCTACCATGTCAGACAAAGAAACCTATGCCGTCGAGATTCGCTCGGGCGGCGTCCTGCAACAGACGGTGTCGGTCGTCGGCCCCGTGCAAATCAACGTCCTGCGCACTACCCCAGTCGCGCCGGTGCCGGTGGACCCAGGTACCGGGTATCGGCTCCTCAAGCACGGAGAAATTATCCAAGAGGGCGACGACTTCCGCCGCAATGACGGCGGGTGGTCGCCGACAACGGCCCCGGGAGCGGCGGTGAGTATCCCCGGCGATGTGTACCGCCGCAAGGTGGTGGCAGAGCCCTCTTTTCGTATCCTCGAAGTGGGCGAACGGCTCCGCGCCGGCGATGAGGGGTGGGACCGGGAGACCTGGAAACAGACCAAGGTCCCTGGAAGCCTCGTTCCCCGGGACGTGGTGTATCGCCGCAAGCTGACCCCGGACTTCACCGGCCCCACGTATCTTCTGCTCACGGTGGGCGATATGATTTTGGCAGGAGACGAGGCTTGGAAAGGTGAGGTGTGGGGACCGGCCCCCTTCGTTGGACGTGCGCTGGGCTCTGGCAACCACCGCCCGTACCGCCGGCTGATCACTGTTGATTATCGCGACTCTTCGCAGATGCCTTATCGGGCTCTGCGTCGCGGGGAAATCATCCGCCCCGGCGATGAGGTTTGGATGGGCAATGAGTGGACATGCTCGGTGATGTGCGGGCTTCCGGTGCTCGGAGACACGCTCTATCGCCGCCGAATCCCGGCGCACTGAACAGCCATGCTCACGGCCACCCTGCTTACCGGGGTCGTGGTGTACTGGGCTGCCACGAACCTGCTCCCCCTCGCTGACGAGGAAATCGACTCGCCCGCCATCAACCCTGTCGCGTGGACCCTCCGCGCTTTCGGGGCCGTTTTCTGCGTCTTCCTCTGCGGACTCTTCTTCATCGTATTCTGATTACCAATACACACTACCATGCACCTGAAAGACATCGCCGCAGCCATTGCGGAATTCCAAGCACGGGGTTTCCACCCCCTCACCCCGGTTGTCGGGCTCGAAGGCTTCCACGTTGACCGTCTCGTCGAAGATCGGGGCCGCATCATCATCAAGTTCTCCTTTGAGAACCCGGACATTCTCTACTACGCGCCCCCGGTCGATGGCGATCCCGCGCCCCATGAAGAGGAGCCCGCCACCGATGTTCTACCCGCCTAATCCAGAACACGCCTTCCGCCACTTCTCCGCTGTCGTCGCCATCGACCCCGGCGCATCCGGGGCGGCGGTGATTTTCCCACAGGGAGAGGACGATGACGACACGGGCGAGCGCGTGATCCGCTACACGGGCGATGCGTCGATCGCGGCGGCGCTCAAGGCGATCGCGGACATCGGCGGGCTCCCGTTCATCGCGCTGGAAGAGGTCCACGCCTCCCCCGTGATGGGGCCGGCAAAGGCATTCTCCTTCGGCAACAACTTCGGCGGCTGGCGGCTGGCCCTCAAGACAGCGGGATACGTCGTCCACGGCGTCACCCCGCAGGAGTGGCAGCACAAGTATAGGCTGTCCGGCCTGCGCGGTCCGGCGCGGAAGCGTGCGCTCAAGGAAGCCGCGGCGGAGGCGTTCCCGTTCTCCAGTATCTACCTATGGAACGCCGACGCGTATTTGCTCGGGGACTACGTCGAGTCTGAACTGGGAATTGGCATCATCCCCGGGAAGGTCCTCTGACATGGTCGAACCTCTCCCCTATCAGCAGGACGCAATCCCCCACCACGTTGCCGTGATCCAGCGGCACGGGGCGTCGTTGGAAGCCTCCGTCGCCGGCTTCGGCAAGACCTATGTCGCGGCATTCGTCGCTCGGGAAATGCAGCACCAGCTTGTCGTCTGCTGCCCGAAAGTGACGGTGCCGCAGTGGCGGGACGTCTGTGCCGCTGTCGGGGTGCCGTGGCGTTCGATTTCCAACTACGAGGACCACAAGCCGCCGCCGCGCCGCCGGGGGGCGAAGATAACCGAACACCACCGTATCGGGCACACGGATATGGGCCGGTGGGAGGTTTGGGGGCGGCGCTGGCGCTGGACCTTCCCCCGGCCGACGCTCCTCGTGCTGGATGAGGCGGACACCTGCAAGGACCGGCATTCTCACAACTCGAAGCTCATGGTCGCCGCCCGCCGCCAGGGCATCCCGACGCTCGCGATGTCGGCGACGATCGGGCAGGACCCCACCGACTTCTTCGCCGCCGGGTACTTGCTCGGACTGCACGCCGGCACGACGGAGGACTTCCTCGCGTGGTCGATGCGGTTCGGCGTTCGTCGCGGACCGTTCGACTGGGAATTTGATCCGCAGGCCGATCCGACGGCACTCGACCGGCTGAACGCCGAGCTGTTCCCGGCGCACGGACACCGGAAATCCTATGACCAAATCCCCGGTTTCCCGGAAGAGCGGACCGACGTACTCAGTGTCCCCAGCAACCCGGAAGCCCTGACCCGGATCGCCGGTGCCTGGGCCAAGGTGGAGGAGCTGGAAGCGTTGGCCGATGAGGCTCCGTCCGCCGTCGTGGCACGTCTGCGCGCCCGGCAGCTCGCCGAGCTGGCGAAGGTGCCCGGACTCATCGACCTTGCCCGCCAGCATGTCGCCGCCGGGGCCAAGGTCCCGATCTTCGTCAACTTCACTGCGACGATCGACGCGCTGGCGGAGAAGCTTCGCTGGCCGATCATCGACGGCCGGCATGACGACGAGGACTACCGGCGCGACGTGGTGGCCCGGTTTCAGGCCGACGGACTCCCCGGCCTCCTTATCCAAATCCGGGCCGGTGGTGTTGGTATCAGTTTACACGATACGCACGGCCACTTTCCCCGGCACTCTCTCATCAGCCCGCCGGACGGCGCGCGCAACCTGATCCAGGCCCTCGGCCGTAATCGCCGCACCGGCGGCAAGACCCCAGCGTTCCGAACCATCGTCACCCTCGCCGGCAGCGTCGAGGCCCGGGTCCACGCCCGGGTCGCCGCCAAGGCCCAGCAGATCGAAACCATCAACGACGGAGACCTTGACCCGCTTTTCCCATGAGTATCCAACCTTCTGACACACCACAGGCGGAGCGCCCCCACGCCGTGCGCTCCTCATCCCAACTCGGCAACCTCGCTCTGTGCGAAGGGTTCCGGCCGAAGCCGTCACAGAAGGTCCACTGGGTGACGGAGCAGGGGCTCCGCGGCCATGCTGCGTTGGAGGCCGAGGATGCGGGCGACCTTGAGTCGTCGTTCGAGGAGCAGATGGTCGCGCTGTGCGAGTCATACGTTGCCGGGTTGCCGCCGGCGATCGAGGACTTGCGCGAAGTGAGGATCGACACGATCCTCGGCCGCTGGGGCTACGCGGACCGCGTGCGCTTTCGCAGCGCGACCGTCGCCGACTTGATCGATTGGAAATTCGTGCGGGCGAAGGAGGTGGCCGACGCCGAGTTCAACTTGCAGGGCATCGACTACGTCATCGGCTTGTTCGAGGCGCGGCCGGAGCTAGTCGAGATTCACGTCCACTTCCCCATGCCCCGGTTCCGCACGGTGACGACCGCGACGTTCCACCGCGATCAGTTGCCGGTGCTCAAGCTGCAAGTCTTCGCCACCCTGCGCCGCGCCCAGCGGTCGGACGCGCCGAACTACCGGGGCAAGACGCTCACACCCCACATCGACGTTTGCACCTATTGCGGTGCCGCCGGCAACTGCCGCGCTCTCCGCCAGATTGTCGATGCCACCGTCCGCAAGTATGATCCGGATGGATACGGCCGACTCCCTCCGGTGCCGGAGGAGACGCACTCCAGCCGGGTGAAGGACCCGGCGCAGCGCGCCCAGTTGCAACAGCTCGCCAGCATTGCGAAGACCTTCGCGGAAAGCGTATCCCACCACAACCTCGCTGCGGCGATGGAGAGTGCGGAGAACCTGCCTACCGGCTACGAGATTGACTACCGCAAGAGCAAGCGCCGCGTTACCTCGCCGGCCGCGTTGCTCCTCGTGGCCCAGGAGTTCGGGTTGTCGTCCGATGACCTGATCGGCTGCGCGTCTCTTGCGTGGACGAAGGTCGAGGAGCTGATTCGGGAGAAGGCCCCGAAGGGGACGAAGTCGCGGGTCGTCGTTGCCTTCAACCACCGTCTCCAAGAACTGGATGCGGTCGATCGTGCGGAGGACGTTCCGACGCTGCGCCGCGTATCAAAATAGTTCACACAATCGAGGCATTGCACGACACTGCGACTCCCGCACTCTTCGCACAGTAACTTACGCGGTTCCCGCCGCTCAATCCAAACCCATCCTACCATGGCAAAGACATCCATTCGTCCCGAATCGGAGGAGCCGATCACCGGCCCCTCCTCTGACCTCGTTCCGGCCCAGCCTAGCTCATTGCCCGAGTACTACGACCCGGGCCAGTACGACGACGTATCCCGGGACATTTCCGTCCCGGTCATCGGGCTCGTCAACAAGATCGGCCCGCTGTCGAAAACGTTTCCGAAGAACGCGGGCGAGTTTGCTTTCGCCGACCAGTTCGTCATCGGCGAGACGGTCAAAGTCATCCCGATCGGCATCCTCAAGTTCTTCGTCGAAAAAGTACGCGACGGAAAAGACCTCAAGTTCGGTTCGCCCGAGGCAGCTACGGCCAAGATTTTCGCCACGGCCAACGAAGCTGCGCGCGCCGGCTACGCCGTGGATTTCGACGACGTTTATAAGAACCGGGTCGAAGAGGCGTCCCGGGTCGCCTACCTTGTCGTCGCCCCCGAGGGGGATTCGTCCGGTGAATTTGTCGAGGACGCGGCAGGAATCAAAGTTGCGCTCTGCAAGTCGAGCTACCAACGCGGGGGACACCGCGGTGTCTTCCGACCGCTGGTGAATCACGCGGCGAAGCTCGCCAAGGCGCAGGGTCTTCCCACCCTCGGGAAGAGCGCAGCGCAGCTGTTCGCCGACACCAAGGCATTCACGCACTTCTGGACGCTGTCCGCGGAGCACCGCGAAGACCTCGTGCGCCAGCTGGACTGGTTCGAGCCGCGCATCAGCAAAGGCGACGTGCTGCCGCCCGAAGTCTTCGCGTGGATCGAGTCGAAGTACGACGAGTTCAAAATCTAACCCGCAACACAAGTGTGCGGCGCAGGGTTCCCGCCCCGCGCCGCACGTTTAGCGCCCCATCCTACCATGGAAGTGACACCGAGGGACATCCTCTATTACATCACTGTTTTTGACAAGCCCGATAACCTCGTCGAGACGGCGCGTGGACAAATGTCTTACCGCGACTGGCTTGAGCAGGTGGAGCTTCCGCGCTTCCTCGCCCGCGAATGGCCGGTGAAGATCGTGACGAATAAAAAGACCGGCGAAATCGCGCTGGCTCACGTCCGTATCCGGCTAATCAATACTCCCAAGCAATGAGCCCGGACATCGTGGCAAAATTGGCGGAGCTGCGCATCGACGACGCGGTCGCCGTCGATTTCGAGACTTTCTACGACAAAAAGCGCGGCGTCTCAATCGAACCCCTCGGCAACTGGGGGTACGTCCGGCACCCGGAGGTCGATGCCTATTTGGTCTCGATCTACGCACCGGACATATCCTTCGTCGGCCACCCGAAGGACGCCCCATGGGAAAAAATTGTCGGCCGTGTCTGGCTGTCGCACAACCGCAATTTCGACCGGCACGTTTTCGAGCGGTTGTGGGAAGTCGGCATCGTCCGTATCCCTAATTTTGATACCTGCAAGCCGACAAACCTGCCGTGGAGCGTCTGGCACGATACCGCCGACCTCGCCGTCTGGTCGCACCTCCCGCGCAGTCTCGCCGGAGCGGTCCTCCACCTCTTCCGCACTCAGGTGGATAAGAGCGCGCGATCGAACATGGATCGGCGGCATTGGGCCGACCTTACGCCGGCGGAACAGCAGGTCATGCTGGAGTATGCGCTCGACGATGCTGTCTGGTGTTGGGCGTTGTGGGCGTCGCTTGCGCCTAAGTGGCCCGAGCACGAGCGCGCCCTCTCGCTGCACACCGGCGAAATCGAATTCCGCGGCATTCCAGTGGACCGCGCCCGCGTCGAACGCGACGTGTCGGTGCTGGAGAGCGCGAAATTTGCCCTCGCCAAGCAAATCCCGTGGTTCGGTGAAGAGGACGAGAATGGAAAGCCCTACGCTCTCCGCTCCACTCGCGCCATGCGGTCGGAGTGTGTGAAGGCCGGCGTCCCCCCGCCGTCCTCAACCTCCCTCAAATCGAAGGACTTTCTCGACTGGCTCGACGAGTATGGGGACAAGGTCCCGGCGATCCGCGACCTCTCTCGCCTCCGCCGCGTCGATCGCGCGCTGGGGGTGTACCGACACCTGCTGGCCCGCATCCGGCCCGACGGTCGCGCCGCCCTTGGTCTGAAATACTTCGGGGCGGAGAAGACGGGCCGCTGGGCCGGCACGGCCAAGTTCAACCTCCAGAACATGCTCAAGACTCCGCTGTATTTCGACGCGGAGTTCGGGTGGCTCGACGGCGCGGACGGAAGTAAGTATGCCGTGGATACGCGGGCCTGTTTCGTCGCTTCGCCCGGCAACAGTCTCATTGTCGCAGACCTGTCGCAGATCGAGCCGCGTGTGCTCAACTGGGTCGTCGGCAACCGCGAGTTCCTCGACCTGTGCGCCGCTGGCGCTAGCCCATATGAGGCGCACGCCCGCACGGCGATGGGGTGGACCGGAGGCAAGCTCAAGCAGGAGGACCCGGCCAAATACTCCCTCGCGAAGGCCCGCATCCTCGCCCTCGGCTATATGGCCGGGTGGTCGAAGTTTATCGAAATGGCCCGCGGCTACCTCTCTTCGGAGGCAGAGTTTCTGGCGATCTTCGGCGCGGCCCCGCCGGAAGGTGCGGAGGAACGGTTCCTCGACTTCCTCGCGTGGTGCCGCGACAATAAACTCGGCGGCGCGGCCACTCAGCTCCGCCTGTGGGGTGAGCTGGACCGCACGACACAGAATGTCTGGGTCAATGCCTGGGTGCAGGTCTCGGAGTTCCGTGCGTCGAATCCTCTCCTTTCCGCCCGGGACACAGGTCTGTGGTCCCGACTCAATAAAGCGTTCCGCGACTCCTACGCCGACGGCGTGTTCGAGAACGAGCTGCCGTCCGGCCGATCGCTCATCTACTATGATGTCTCGCCGGCTCACGGTTGGTCAGCCCGGCAGGGACACCCCGGAGCCCGGCCGACCCGAATCTACGGCGGCAAGCTCACCGAGAACCTGGTTCAGGCGATCGCGCGAGACCTGTTCGGCCTCGGTATCCTGGCCCTGGAAGCCGCCGGCCTGCGCGTTCTCTTTCACGTTCACGACGAAGTAATTGTGGACGCGCCGGCCGGAACCGACCCCGCGACCGTGATTGCCTTGCTCACGCAACGCCCGACCTGGGCTGCGACGTTGCCGATCGCAGCGGAGGCCCAGGCCATGACCTGCTACCATAAGTGATCACCAGCCGGCCCGCCGGGACCTGCTAGTATATAGAAACCTAACTACGCATATGAGTAAAACACTGTCCGTCTTCCTAATCATCTGCCTCTACGCGGTCGGATTTATCCCGTTCCTTTTGGGCGCGATGTTCGAGTTTTTCGCGCTTCCTTTTGCGACCGGGCAGCGGGCGTATCGGGTCGAGGTCGGCTCGTTGTTCTTCGGTGCTCGGGCTGATCGTGCCAAGACCCGCGAGGAGAGCGAAGACTCCAAATGAACGGACACGATTTCGGCCGCAGCGTCGAGGCCCGATTCATCGTAGATGCGTCGGAGCACGGGCTCTATGTGTCCCACCCGTGGTCGGAGCTCCCCGGCTACGACTCCATTATTGATACCGGCAAGCGTATTTTTCGCGTCCAGGTGAAGGGAGTGCGCCCCGATCGCTCAGGGCGGAATGCTGGGGGCGCGAACTGTACCCTGTATCGACGACGGCGATACCCATCCCGGCGGCACGATAAATACGACATCCTCGCGATATTTCATGCGGGGGACTCCCGCTGGTTTTTTTTCCACCGCCGACAGGTGCCCCGGAATCTGACCCGGTTGTACCTATCAAGGAGCCAGTCCGGTTACTGGGTCCGTCGCGCTCGGTCGTGGGATATTTTTTCGGAGTGAAAGTTCACACAATCCAGAATTTTACACCTCGGCCCTTCCGCGTTCCTCTGCCACATCCTACCATGAATCGACTCATAGCGTTTACTGGACCCGCGCATTCCGGAAAAACTACCGCCGCAAATCTGTTGTGTGAGAAATTCGGATACAACAGAATTTCTTTCGCCCGACCGCTGCGCGACATGCTTCTCGCCATTGGCCTCACCGAGGAGGAACTGTCCGGCGGCAAGGAGGAGCCGTCGAAGCTCCTGTACGGTACGACTCCGCGCCGAGCCATGCAGTCGCTCGGCGACTGGGGGAGGTCCCTCGACGAGAATTTTTGGCTTGGACTGTTCACCCGCAAAATGCTGCACGGCCCGGCCGGTGCCCGCTGGGTTTGCGACGACTGCCGCTACGATAACGAAGCCGCAGCGATTCGTGCCTTCGGTGGCGTGGTTGTCCGGGTCGATCGCCCGGGTCTCGACTTCCGAACTGAGCACTCGTCTGAGCACGGTATTTCGCCGCACTTCGTCGCCGCGACGGTGCGCAACGACTCTACGAAGGCGCTGTTCGAGCAGTCCGTATTCAACCTTGTCCCGAACCTCTGACATGCCGACTCCGGCTTTTTATATCCCGAACCATTCCTCATCGTCCCTCTACCGGGTCGATGATATTGCCCAGCTTCCCGGGGTTTCGGTGCGTCCGGAATTCGCGGACAAGGACGCCTATCTCAGGTGGGCTCACGACATCGGCACGCAGCATTGTTTTTACGTATTGACTGAACCAATACAGCCGACACTCCGACCGAACAAAGACAACCCGATCCGCTGGGTGTACGGTCTCGTCGGCGACTACGACGGACTCATCACGCCTGAATCTCTCGCCGCGGCGCTCCGCGGCATCCCGGCCGGCAAAGCGCCCGCATGGATGACGACCACCTACTCGGGCAAGGCCCGGCTCATTTGGCTCTTCGAGCGCCGCATCGCGTATTTCAACCCGGACGTCTGGCACCGGGTCGCCTCGATCCTCGTGCGAGAATTGAAGATGAAGGGCATCCTTCCGGGGCTCGACGAGGGGGCGGTGATGAATCTCATGACGCCGTTTGAACTGGGCACCGACTGGTGCCAGCCCTTCGGCGATGCCCGGGTCCCCGCCACCCTGCTCGACGGTATCCTGCATGACGTTTCCAACCGCGCGCAGTGGCGGGCCGAAGGGCCGGAAATCCCGATCGAGGCGGTGGCCGAGGAAGTTGAGCGCCGCTGGCCGGGGCGATGGGTTGGTTCCTTTGTCGATGGAGCCCGGGGCATCCGCTTCTGGGATGCCAAGGCCGATAACCCCACGGGATGCACGGTCCGCAAGCTTGGCGTGCAAGCCTTCACCGGGGAAGGCCGGTTCCTCCCGTGGTCAGAACTCCTCGGCGCGGACTTCGTCCGCAACTACCGCCAGAACCGCATCGGCGGCGCGATCGGCGGTGTCTATTTCGACGGGCAAACCTATTACCAGAAGGACGAAGCCGGTATCTGGCGCGGGCACAATTCTGAGGCCATGAAGCGCCGTCTGTCGGTCCGCCACGGTCTCTCGTCAGAGACCCGGCGCGGACAGGCGAGCGAGGTGGCGCAGGCTCTCACCGCGATCGAGGACATGAACAGCGTGGACGGCGTCTTTCCTCTTTTGTATCTGAAGGAGGACATCGTCACCGACGGCGCGCACCGCTACCTGAACATTTCGCGGGTTCGCCCCCTCCTCGGCACCGGACGTCCGCGCGAGTGGGGAGAAGGGTTCCCCTGGCTCGCCGCGTACCTCGACGGGCTCTTCGGTGAAGAGCAGCTGAATGTGTTCCTGTCGTGGCTCGCCCATTGGTACAACGGGGCCGTATCCGGTAAACCACGACGCGGTCATGCCCTATTTATCGCCGGCCCGATGTCCGCCGGCAAGACCCTGCTGTCCTGGCGCGTTATCGGCGGGCTCATGGGGGGCTTCCGCGAAGCGACGGGGTACGTACTGGGGAACACCTCTTTCAACGAAGACCTCGCCTTTGGCCCCGTGTGGGCGATCGACGACGCTGCGGCGACGACCAATCACGAGAAAATGGTGGTCTATTCGCAGTTCGTGAAGAAGATCGTCGCCAACCCGAAGATCGAGTTCCACCCGAAATTCCGGAAAGCCGTCACTCAGGTGTTCAATGGCCGGGTCGTCGTGACGCTGAACCTCGACAGCGAATCGCAGGACATGCTCCCGCAGGCCGAGGAGTCGATCAAGGACAAGGTGGACCTTTTGAAGGTGAAAGACCCCGGTGTCTCCTTTGGCGACGCAGAAGGGGTGATCGAGCGCGAGCTGCCGGCACTCGCCGACTTTTTGACTGGGTGGACTATCCCCGATTGGCTGAAGACCCGGGAGCCCGAAGTCCTGCGCTTCGGCCACGATAGCTGGGCGCACCCGGACCTCGTGGAAGTCTCCGTGCTGAACAGCTCGGCGTCCGGCCTGTCCGAGCTGCTGGAGCAGTGGCGCATTGCCTACTTCCGCCAGTCAGAGAAGGACAACTGGGAAGGCAACGCCTTTGAGCTGCTGTCGGAGTTGCACGCCTGCGAAAATCTCCCGCGTGCCGTTGTCCACGACACGGTGCCCTCCCGCTACGCCCTCGGCAAGAATTTGCAAAAGCTGATCAACCAGAAGCAACCGTGGGTTTCGAGCGTCCGCAGCGCCCGGGGCCGCGTCTTTCGTATCCTGCGGCCCGATACACGGAAGAAAGTCTGACCATGAACATCCGCCACGCCCTCGCGCACACTATCACCACCCTATCCGGCAACCGCATCCGCTTCCTGTGGTATCGGTATGTCGGAGCGCCGGACAGGCTTGCCTCGTTTCGCTGGGTCTGGACCCCGTGGACCTACCGCTTTGGGCACGGGGGCTGGGTCTTCTTTTCCTTTGGGTGGTTGTGGAGCTACCGGCACGGCCGGAGCCGCCTGGGCCAGCAACCCCGCGCAAGGACCAACTCGCCATGGAGAAATCTCCGCTAATGACTCCCGGAGAACTCATGTCGCGCGTCGGCGGATACAAGAACCGCGACGCCTTCATGCGTGCTGCCCGCCGTTCCGGCCTTCGGCGGGTGAAGATCAACAGCCGCGTCATCCGATACGATCGCGAGGAGGCGGAGGCGTGGCTCCGCCGGCGCGTCCGATGATCATCATGACAAAGGTCGAGAAAGTTTTCCGGCGTCTTCTGTGGGGGCTCGTCCGACGCTGGGCGTACCGCCAGCACGACGTTGCTCTCGTTTTCACCCGCTACGATGGCGTCTCGGTTGACGTGTCATGCTGTGCGTGCGGGTCCTGTAAAAACTACTTCTTCGCGCAGCACGTCGCGGTGGAGGCACCCAAGTGCTGCCCCTTCTGTTGTCAAACTTTCTCCGGCATCGTCGATGTCGGGAAGGATGAAATGCGTCAGATTCAAATTCTATAGAGGAAACCTATGTCATTATCACCAACACCACGCGCCAACCTCACCGGCGCGGAAATGATTGCAATAGAGCGACGCCGGCAGATAGAGGGCGAAGGCTGGACAGACGAGCACGACAGCAATTATCGCCGCGGTGAACTGAGCGCCGCTGCCGCCAGCTACGCGATGGCCGCTTCCGCGCAAGTGATGTTCCGGCGCGACACGATGAGCGACATCACGCCGCCGTCGCAATGGCCGTGGACCGCCGAGTGGTGGAAACTCAGTGACGACCCCGTGCGCACCCTCACCAAAGCCGGTGCGCTCATCGCAGCGGAAATCGACCGCCTACAGCACACGCAGAACACCCCCTGCCAGACCTGCGGAGGACAGCCATGAGTCCGACATTGCGTGAACTGTTGGAAGAAGTGTACGAAGGCACCGTAAACACGTCCACCTATCCGGACGGCCCGAACCTGCCTTCTGATCTTCGGAGCCGAATCAAGGTGGCGCTGGACACCGATGATGCAGCAGTGAAGGCACCGCAAGGCCCCAACGCGGCCGCGCCGAGGAGCGCGAATAACTCTATGGAAAATCTACCTGGAAAACTATCGCCCGAACTCATGGCCGCACTCGAAGACCTGATGCAGATCGTCGAAGGCGTGCGGTCAGAACGCTGGGCCGCAGACGGTCGCCGCCTCAAGGACACGCCCGAATGGTGCCGCCTCTACGTGTTACGCTGCGCCATTCTTCGCGGTGCGCCCGAAGCAGAGCCTGTCTGCGAAAAGTGCGAGGCCGAATTTGAGCGCGAAAATCTGCGCAACTATGAGCCGATGAGCCGGAGCGCGACCGTCATGCCGATCCGCCTTCTGCCGAACGGTCTGGTGAACGTCGAAGAAGCTCGCAAGCTCTACGGCGAACCAGAATACGGCTACTTCAAACAGTGGATGCAATGGAGCCCCGGCGCGCGTCGTGGACAGGCGGGACACTATGCGGGAAGCTGGGTGGAGTGCCCGCAAGACGAGTTTGAGCGGGAATACGATACCGGGCGAACGCTGGAAATGCGCCGCTTCATGAAGGGCTCGAATACCAAGGATGGCGTGCGAAACAGCTATTGGCTGTATGAGCGCAGGCTGAAAACGCCGGGATGGGTGCAGAAGCTCATCGAAGAACTCAAGGCGCTCGAAAAACAAGCAACCTCTTCGCCTAACGATGCGGATGAGCCACGCGGAGAATAAAACTATGAATACAAACCAAGAACCGTTGCCCGCGTTGGTCTCTGGCGCCTTGTTCGGCCTCCCTGCGGATAGACCGCCACTCGGCGAACTTATCGGCCCCGGCATCTGCGACTTTTGCGACGAGCAATCGCCGCAGCTTCGCGCCTTCGACCGCGCTCCGGCTGCGGGCCTCTGCTACTGCCGAAAATGCGCCCCGCTCTCCGAGACGGATGCGGATTGGCCGAACAACTAGTTCAGAGGCGCGCGAAGCGCGTTCTCTGAAACGTCTGGTTCGACCTCTTTTTACCTATGAAAACTCAAGAAAAACTGACACCGGCTCAAGTGGCCGACGAGTGCGAGATGCTCGCACAACAGGAATGCGACGGCGGCGACCGTGAGGCCGCTGCGCTCTTCATGACGCCATGCAACGCAATCCGCCAACTGCTCCGCACGCTGGACCGGCTCAACCATCGCGTGCATTCCGGCTATGACTTCAACGCTGACCCGGACGGCATGACACTGGAGGTCGGCGACCTGCTCGCCGGAAAAGACGCCATCCTCGACGGCGACCGCCTCGACTGGCTCGACGCGAACCGCGCAAACCTCATCTCGATCACCGAAAAATGGAGCGAGGAAAACGTGCTCTGGTGGCAGGTGCAGAAAGGCAAGAAGAGCCTGAGCGGCCACCCGGAGGCGCTGATCCGAGTGGCTATCGACAACGCGATGCTCGGTAGGTCGAACGTCCCAAGTGAGCCGCGCTGACAGCGCGAAAATGTAACATGAAAACGAATACACAACACACTCGCGCCAACCAAGGGGCCGCTGGCAGCGTTGGCTCTACGGGTGGTTCGGCGATTAGCGATCCGCCGAAGCCCCTGACTCCGGAAGAAATACTGACGCTGAAAGTCGCCGAGCTGACCTTGCATCGGGACGTCGTGGACACAGCCGCCCGCGTGCTACTTCGCGGTGTGCGACCCGCCAGCAGAGCGCAAGACCTCGTGCTCCGCGCCGATCTCGAAGAACTCAAGCGGCGCTGCGATGACGCGGCGAAGGTCAAGTGGCCGACTTTGCCGAACAATGTTTAGACGACACCGCGTTCGATAATCAGTCATGGGCGGGTCGCAAACCACGCCTTCCCTAGAAATTTCGGCAGAGGTACCCGGTAGCGTTGATCGATCATGCGCACGCTATTTCCCGCCTCGTTCGCCGTCTTGATCTTGTCGCCGGTCAGGGCGATTTTGTAGCTGATCCACGAATGCCGAAAGCAATTCGGCGGAAGCTTGAAGCCCGCGTGTATCGCTATTTCCCTTACGCGCTCGATCGCCGCCTGGGCGCAGATAGGCCCCGCGTGGGGTTTGGGGCACGCCCGGAACCACGCGATCGCAGCGTCCGACAGGTGGATGATCCGGTGCGCCGGGGTGTTCGATTTCGCTTCCGTCACGCTCATGAACTTCCGATCGAGGTGGATGTCTTCCCACACCTGCCGCACGTCCCGGGAATCTAGTTTCCCGTGAACCTCGGCAGCCCGGAGCCCGCAAAGCCCGGCCGCCACGACGGCGGCGAGGTAGTGCGGATACTCCTTTTGGAAGAATCGGAGCACCTGATCAAACGTCTCCGGCTCCAGAATCCCGATCGTCGTCGCCTGCTCCGTCGCCGTGTCCGTCTGCTCGGCCTCCGTCTCCACCCCTCGCGGCAGGTAGCCTTGCCGGCGCGCCCACAGGAACAGGGTCACGACCCGCCGGCGTCGGTCGTTCCGGGTGACCGGGTGCGGCACCTGGGCGAAGAAAGCAGTCAGCTCTGTGGTGGTGATGGCGTCCAGATAGCGATCACCAAAGGCGGCGACGAGGGGTTTGAGTTTCCGCGCGTAGGTGCGCGTGCCTTGTTTGCCGGCCGCATCCTTCGCGGCGACGAATTTCTCCGCCGCGTCTTTCACGAGGATGCGCGATACCTTTGGCATCCGGCGGTCCGCCCAAGCGTGGCAGGCTTCGAGGATCGCCGGTCCGACGAGTTCCCGGGCCTTCTTCCACTCCCCCACCGCCGAGAGTAACGGCACGTCCCCGGCGAGTTCCCGGGCTTCCGCCAGCTCCAGCAGGTCCGACCGACTGGCCCCTTTTTCGAGGCCGGCGGCGAGTTGTGTCGCCTTGCGGTCGGCCTCCTCCCGGGCCTCCGCCAGGTCGGTGCGGGCGAGCTTATCCCGCCCATCCGGGCCGATCCAGGTGACGACGTAGTTCCAGCCGCTCTTTGCCGCCGACGCGCGCTGCCGGTAAATCTTCACGACGACCGACCCTTCGCGGATGAGGATAGGAAATTTCAC